TCACAGCCCGAATCTGGCCCAAATCGCCCGTGTTTCCAACGCCGAGATCAGATCATCCGGCAGCGCGGCGATGCCGTCCAGCGCCGCCAGCGAGCCCGCCCCCGCCGCCCGGCGACCGAGCAGGCCGGACAGCATGCCGCTCGCCGGCGCGATCACCGGGGTCAGCACCTTCTCGCCATAGCGGGCGCGCAAGGTCGAGCGGAGGTCGCCGATGGCGTCGGCGAGCCCGAGACCGATCGCGGTGTCGCCCGCCCAGTACTCGCCGGTGAACAGCGCGTCGTCGGCACCCTTGAGGCGGCTGCCGCGGCTCTGCTTCACCAGCGCGATGAAGATCGCATGGATCTCGCGTTGGATCGCCTTCAGCCGGGCGACGTCATCAGGGTTTTCGGGAAGGAACGGGTCGAGCATCGCCTTGTGGCTGCCCGCCGTATAGAGCCGGCGCTCGACCCCGATCTTCTTGATCAGCCCCTCGAGGCCAAAGCTGCCGCCGACCACGCCGATCGAGCCCAGGATCGAGGACGGGTCGCAATAAATCTCGTCGCCCGCGCAGGCGATCATGTAGCCGCCGGAGGCCGCGACGTCCTCGACGAATACCAGCACCGGCAGCTTCTTCTCGGCCGCCAGTTGCCGGATGCGCAAATAGATCTGCCGCGACTGCACCGGCGAGCCGCCCGGCGAATTGATCACCAGCGCCACCGCCTTGGCATTCCGAGTGCCAAAGGCGCGCTCCAGCATCTTGGCGACGCCGGAGAGCGTCATGCCGGGCCGCAGCGGCGTCACCGCGCCGATCACGCCCGACAGCCGCACCACCGGCACCACCGCCGTGCCGCGCCTGAACCGCGCCGGAAGCATTTTCTGCGCACGCTCGAACAGTCCCGGACGTCTGGCGCGATCACTTATTTGTTCACTCATGCCGTTACCTTGCGTTTGCCTCAAACGATACACGATGGAGGCGATGTCATCCTGTTGAGCCGCTGGCGCATGGCCGCCTGACCCTCTCTTATATAGCGCCCCGATCAGGGCCGCCCCATCGGGCGGCCCTTTTGCATTTACCGGGGCCGGTAAACGGGCGCCCATGCGTTCGGCCGGCCGGCCGGGTCGGATACCCGGCGCGCTGATTTACACCACTCAAAAGCCATTAGAGCGGGCCGGCCCAATTGGCCCGGCATTCGCGCCGCGCTTGCGCCCCATTGGGCCGGCCAAAAGGACCCGCCCCCCGGGGATGGGGAGCGGGCCAAGTTTCGGCGGGGAGCCCCCGACTGACCGCGTTCTTGCGGGCCGGGGGTGCGTATGTGATCCCCGCCGGTCCGGGCATTCCCACTATCGGTTCGGTTGTATTTCGCCGGCGCCACCTAAAGCACGGTTTCTTGTCGCGCAAAGTGCGAATGGTTTCATAATGGAAAAAAAATATGTGGGCGACGGCCCGCCAATCGCTGGCATGCCAACCCTTTGCAACTTCCAACCGTTGATTTAAGAATTGTTCTTACACGAGGCTGACAAATCAGCCCGACCTCGCGAGTGACTGATCAACAGCGCGGCGAGGAAAGAAATGCGTATGTGAAGGAAGGAACCCCGATGCGGCGGTGCGGGGAACGTCAACTATGCTGTAGGCTCTTGCGAGTCGTATCCCTGCCCAAGGGTGCGGGCATAGCCTGCAAACACCAGAAATTCAAAAAGGGTTGCTCAGTCTATCGATCGGCGCTGATGCCGTTCGAGTGCTCCGCTTGGAATTGTCGATGGCTCGTCAACGACGACGCGGCCGAACTCTCGCGGCCCGATCGCTCACATTACGTGATCGATCTCATGCCGGATTTCATCACCCTTCCGGACAATGAGACCGGCGCGATCCAGAACATCCAAGTCGTCCAAATCTGGATTGATCCTGCTTACCCGCTCGCCCACCGCGATCCCGCCTTGCGCCGCTGGCTTTGTCGCCGCGCCGAGCAGGGGATCGCCGCCTTGATCCGCTTCAATGAACGAGACGCGCTGACGATCTTCGCGCCGCCCTTCGATCCGAAGGGCGAGTGGCACGAGATCATCAGCGGCGCCAACAATGTCTCGATCAATCGCACTCATTCCTTTGAGGAAATCACGTCAGCGCTCGGTGGTCGGGCGCTGGTGATCAGCGAACCGGAGAAAGGCTATTATGGCAAAGAAAGACGAAGCACACCCAACGGATAGGTTCCGGATTATATGCGAGGCCGAGGCCGCCGACATGGGGCCGATCATCGCGCAACTCTCCCGCATGGGCCTCACCAACATCGGGTTCGAGTTGATCACCGACGTTCCGGCTTTCAAGCGGAACGAGCGGCACGAGGTGAGCGCCGAGGACTTCGCCCTGGCGTTCGTCAATGAGCACCTGACATTCAGCGGGCGCGACCTGTCGGCGCACTTCAAGGCCGCCGGGCGCACCGCCTCGTCGAGCTACTACGCGGTCAGAAAGCTGATCGGGGCCGGCGAGATCGTCGATCTCGGGGATCGCAATTACCAGCGCGCGGATGTCCGGGCGATCGAGCCGCCCAAGACCGAGACCGCGCCCAAGAAATTCGACACGCCAGCCTCGGCCGAAATCCTCAAATTCGCGCGCAAGCACGGCGGCAAATTCAACACCGAGCAACTCGTCGCGCTGTTCGCCGAGCAAGGCCGTGCGCGCGGCACGGTCTATGGCAGCGTCAACAAGATGCTGACCGAGAAACTGATCAAGCGCGTCGGCGCCTCAGGATCGGGCGACTACATGCTGCTCGCGAAGGCGAAGGCCAAGTCGAACCCGAAGAAGCCGGCGACAAAAGCAGCGGCGGCACCAGCCGCGAAACTCAATGGGGCGAACCACGAAACCGCGGAGACAGTGAATGGCTAATAGGATCGGACACAATTCGGGAATGCTTTGGCTGACCCGATCCTACAACTACGTCGACAAGGACCCGGAGATCGATCGCTTCCGGACGCTCTACCAGAAGGATCGCATCAAGGAGGCCGATCTCGCAGTGCTTGCCGGGCTGTCCGGATCGACGGTTACGAACATGTTCGGCGGCAGAACGCGACGACCGCAGCACGCCACCTTCGCCAAAATGGCCGGCGCCCTTGGCTACAAATACGATCTCATCCGAGACGACAAGCCCAACTTCGCGAGCGAAATCCCGAAGGCGCGCGAGGAACGAAAGGCTTATCGAGCCATGCTCGCGAAAAAGAAGGAGCGCGCCGCCAAGCGCAACGGCCATGCAAACGGGCACGGCAAATCCAACGGAGGGAGCAGGTAAACCAATGGCACGGGCTAAAAGCACGAAAATAAAAGTCCGCAGCGCCGGCAGCGCCGATCGCTCGCTCGGCATCATGATCCGCACGCGCCGCAAAGAGGTCGGTCTGAGCCAGAGCGAGCTAGGCGAACGGCTCGGGGTCAGCTTCCAGCAAATCCAGAAATACGAGAAGGGCGTCAACCGGGTCAGCGTGGCGAGGCTCAGTGAAATCGCCGCCGCGCTCGATTGCGATATCTCGCTCTTTACCGGCGCGGCGGCCGGCGACGCGAAGCTAACGCCGCACATGGAATTCGCTGCATCCAAAGACGGCCATGACATCATCACGGCCATGATGCGGGTCGGCAATCCGGAACTGCGGCGCAGCGTCATCGCGCTTGCCCGCACTCTTGCGGAGGCATTCCCTGGCTAACGAAATGATCAACAGTCCCGGCCAGTGCGAAAGCCCTGGCTGGCGGGCTGAGAGCTGGCGGAAGATGGGTGGGAAACGCAAATGAAGGATATTGGCGGCAATCGCACCAGATACCTGCCGCAGCACCGGCCAAGACGCATCTGCATCGCGGATGCGATTTTGGAGGTGCAGGCAAATGGACAAAACGAAGCTCAATCAGGCGATCTGGTCGATCCCCATGGCCGACCGGATCAACCGGCTTCCGATCTCGGAGACCGGTTTTCCGGTCCCGTGGTTCGTCGCATGGCTCGATGGCAAGCCGGATTTTCGCGTCATCGGCCCTGACAAGCTGGTACAGGCGGTCAAGCGCTCGCTCTGCTGGACTTGCGGCCAACCGCTCGGCCAATACAAGGCTTTCCCGATCGGCCCGATGTGCGCGATCAACCGCACGATCGCCGAACCGCCATCGCATCTCGAATGTGCTGAATACGCGGTGCGCGCCTGCCCGTTCCTTTCCAACCCGCGCATGCGGCGCAACGAAAAGGACATGCCGGCGGGCCACCAAGAGCCGGCCGGGATGATGATCAAGCGCAATCCTGGCGCCGTCTGCATTTGGGTAACGAAGGAATTCCGCGTGATGCGCGATGGAAACGGCGCCGTCTTCCGTCTCGGCGATCCCACGTCGATGACGTGGTGGGCCGAAGGCCGCCGCGCTACCCGCGCCGAGGTTGATCACTCGATCCAGACAGGCTTGCCGCTGTTGCGCGCCGAGGCGGAAAAGGAAGGGCCCGAGGCGCTCGCAATGCTGGACCGATACATTGCCCGCGCTCAACGGCTGTTGCCGCCATGACTGAGACCGACGACGCCATTGCCCGCGCCGCTCAGATCATCGATCAGCATGCGTTCCGGCAAGAAAACCCTAGCGTCGCGCTCGCAAGGCGGCAGCAAATCGCGCTCCGAAAAGCGCGCGACGTACTTTCCTTCGCGGCAGCCGAACGCGGCGATCTAGTTTCGGCGCTCGCGCTCGCCCATGAGCAAATCGACACCTTGTTCGCAATGTACGCGCTCAAGGACCAAGCCTTTCGCCCCACGGAGACAGAGCTATGGCCCGAAATCGAACGCCGCGCCGAACTCCTACGCCGCCACGGGAGAGCCCCGAAATAGATGGCCCGGACATCCAAGGCGGCATGGAGCACGCCGACGAATTGGTCGATGCGATCCGCCCGCTGCTCGCCGGCAAGAACCCGGAAGTCCAAGGCGCCACGATCGCGCAATTGCTCGCGATCTTCATTGCCGGGCACGCGCCGCCGCTACGCGATGGTGCCCGCAAGCTGCTGATGGATTGCTGCGACGGGCTGGTGCCGATCTTGGTCGAGGAAATGATCGAGGCGGGCCGCGCGCCGCCGGAATGGCGCACGGAAAGAAGCAATGAGCGACGACAACATTATGAGCGTCGGTTCTAGCGCAGGCCTGCCGCTCCCAAGGCAAGGTCGATCGCTATTACGCCGCCTCCTTCGCGAGAAGATGGTCGCCAATCTCATTGATCGTATGCATCGGGCGAAGCCCGATCTCTTCCTGATCTGCCTGCTCCCGGAGCGCACCAAGAGCATCTTCTATGCGCTGGATCTGCTTTTCAGAAAACTGCGGGTCGGTTTTCGCCGGATGCTGAACAATCATTTCGTGATTGCGTTTAGCCAAACCACCCTTCTCGCTGTCGCGATCCACTTTTAGTTCCCAAAGCCGCTGCTTAATTCGGCCAACCGAAGCGACATGGTGACTTACGGACAACGTGCCGAAGTTGGCAACAATCCTCGATCCCGCAAAATCGATGTGCACTCCCGAGATGTTAGTGCGGCGTCTAGCGTGTTGCTCCCTAATCTCTTCGCTGAAAAATTGGTCTAATCCCGGGCGTCGCTTTACCACATATTCAAGGATCAACGCGGGCAATCGGTCGCGTGGTCTCGCCGGTTCAGCAACATCAGCCGCAACGTACGCTTCACTAGTCAACGCAATCTCAGGACTTGCGGAATAGAGAGAGGAGAGTGAAGCCATCCAAGAGGCAGCTATGCTCTGCAAAGATGGTCCCTCCGCCTCTCCTACGTCGCCAAGAACAACTCCGGAGAAGACTGGTTGATACTCTGCGAGCGCGGCGATCGCGCGGCTCGACAGATCGGCCTCAAACGCGTCAAGTGCGGCTTGGGCCGCCAGGACTGCCGAATTGGCGTCTGCCGCGAAAAGGCAGGTTAGGCGTACGAAACTATTGGCTCGTTCGAGATGAAATCCCGCCTGATTGACGGCTCCCACGCCAATCACGAACTGCTCAGGTGAGCCGAGAATAGGCCGCAGCAACAAGGGCGCCCACTTTGCACGTACAAATCCCGTGCTGGCCGGGAAGTCGGTTTCGAGCAGCGATAGCACGGTCAGACTATCCTTGCTTGATTAAGAGCGTCGGAGGCAATCCGGGGTACAAAGGCGATACGATCGGTTAAAAAAGTGACCAATCGGTTGAAGTCCTCCTGACCAACCAACGCTGGCACACGATTTTGCTCTCCTAACGCCTTGACGTCCAGAGCGCTCAGCGTGGGAACCATCGCCGTCGCCAGAGCGGAAAAGCGCTTTTGCTCCGCATCATTCAGCAGCGGGGTGAGCCATTCTTTCAATCTGTGCCGATACAGCTTTGAAGGGTCCAGATCAGCAGGCTTCCATGCTTCGCCCGTGAATGCTCGCCCGTGATCAATAAGCCAAGGCTGCTGATTAGGCCCGATCAAGACATTTCCGGTATGTCGATCGGTGTTGGCTGCCCAGCCGTCAAAGCCATAAAACTCTCCAAGCTGTGTGCACTGTTTCATCGCGTTCGCAACGAAATCGATAGCAGCGGGTTGAGGAACTCCGTTAACAAGCACGATTTGCGCAATAGACGGTGTATTCACGTCTGCACTTGCAAACAAAAGAGATGAACCGCCGAGCTTTGACGCATGCTTGGTCGCAAGGTCCGAGGTTGAGGCAAGCGCAAGAAAGGGCGGCGGAACTGGAAGTGAAATGGCGATGGCGAGCGTTGCCGCAAGAACCTCGTTTGCAACCTCTCGAATGGGAATGTCCTTAATGATCGCTGTTCGGACGTCACCCTGCCCGACGAGTATTTGGCCGCGATAGGTATCGCTTACGTTTGCGATACCTTGGTCCTTGAAGCTCCTCGCTCCGGCAAGTAACCTTGCAAATCCAACGGTCGGCAAAATAGCTCTCCTGCGATAGAAATCACTTCGCTAATCAACTGCCTCGGCGAGCAATTCGCCCGCGGACGACGCGCGCGTCTGATTTAGGTCAAACAGGTTCGCCAGCGCCTGTTCTTCTGAAATATCGGCGGGCCAACCGTATGCGGCCGCTACAGCTGCATCCAGCTCGGCATGAGCGTTCGCAAGCCAAGTGGGATGCTCGTTGTAAAGGTTGGTTAGCGTGCGCTTTTTCAGTATGGCCGAGGCGGCGGCGTCCTTCGGCTCAATGCGGAGCGGATAACCTGACACAACTTCTGGCCTACTGATCACAAGATCGGGTGGGTTGAGCCAACGTTCTCGGAGATCGTTCAAGTTGCGCGCGGCTGCTGCGATTTTTACTGCGCGCGGATTATCCGCGTAAGTGGATGCTGGGATATCCGGGGCGAGGCCCTTTGGGAACGGAAACGTTTCAAATGTTGTGCTGGGAGTGTAGCGAGGATCGTTGCCGACCCCTAGCCAACTGCACAACCTGAGAGACCATTGCTCGTGGAAACGACTGTGCAAAATGCCAAACGTCGTATCGTCATCGCGAGCAATGACGTTGAGCAAGTTCGCGGCCATTTCGACCGGCGAGCGCCACACAAACAAACGATGCTTAGCCACCATCGGGGTGGCGATATAGCGCGATAACGGCGCGAGTTTGCCGCGCATGGCGGGCCTCGGCTCTGCGTAGCGCCACCAGAAGCGACGATATGCTTCCCGAGCGTTCTTCAAACGTACGGGTTTAATGTGAGCGACAACATATTCAAATGGCAGCGCGTATAGGGCAGCTTCGGCCTTGGTCATGGTACAACCAAAATCGATTGTCCACTGCCGCCGCGAGCGACGAGTGACGTCCATCGCATTTGCGTAAGGCCGAATGACGTCGCTATTCGGACGTCCGTTCGGATTTAATGGCGCCTCTAACCATCGGCGCCCCAGCGCTTCGGGCACGTCAAACTTACCCGCTGGTGTTACTCCCATAAAGGCCAGATCGGAGTTTTCGAGCAGTCTGACAGCTTTAGTCAGATCGACAGCCTCGGCCGTCAAATCGGCGTTAATCAGCGAGACCGGCGCTCCGTTGAGCGTTGCACGCCAAGGGTGACCTGCCGTCGTGAAGCAAACAATGGACACGCGGACCGCGGCGCCTTCCACGATCCAAGCCTCGTCGGCCCAAGCGCCAAATATCGAGCCGTCTTTGACGATAGCATCAAGTGCGCGTCGATTGACGCCCCCCCTGATAGAGTTTGTCGCAACCAGACCCGCTCGCTTCAAGCGACCCGCGCGCATAAGGTCCCACGTCTTGGAAATCCAGTAGCACACCAAATCCGCTTCGGCCGATATTCGTCCGTCATATGCACCAAAGAGACGGTCTACGTAATCGTCACCTAAAAAGGTTCGCATGAGCTTTCCTCCTAAGAAGGGAGGATTGCCGATAACGACATCTGCGTCAGGCCAAGCTGCCTCTTTGCCTGTGTCCGACAAAATTGCGTCGCGGCATTCGATATTATCCAGCGGTTTCAAAATCGGACGATCGGATACGCCGAAGCCGTTGCGGCGCATCCACTGAATTTCGCCTATCCACACCGAGACGCGGGCAAGTTCGGCAGCGTATTGGTTGATCTCAATCCCTTTTACGGACGCGGGCCCCACTTGCGAAAATTCGCGCTGCAAGCCCATCGCTTCTGCTTCGATGCTGACACGGTGTTCGATGTCTTTCAGCGCCAATAGGGCGAGATAGAGGAAATTCCCTGAGCCACAGGCCGGATCGAGTACTCGGAATGACCGAAGCTTGTTCAAGAAAGAGCGGTAGCCAGCGACGGCCTGACCATGAGCTTTCGTGCGCGCGCTTGCCGATTTCGCGGAGCGAGAATTCTCTACTGACTTTGCTATTTCCTCCTTTGCTGCTTCCCATTCTGCCAGCCATGGACGCACAATCACAGGATCGACGATCATCATGATCTTTTCTCGATCCGTATAGTGGGCACCCAACTGCGACCGCTTGTCCGGATCAAGTCCGCGCTCAAACAGCGTACCGAGAATGGATGGGTCGATTTCCGCCCAATCCAGCTTGGCCGCGACCAGTGTTAGCGCGATGTCGTCTTTGTCGAGTGCCAGCGCCGTGTCATCGTTGAAAAGGCCGCCGTTAAACCATGCTACTTGCTCAAAGCCGACCCGACCTCCGGACTGCATCGCTTTAAAGAGATCGCTCGCAAGCGACTGGAATTCGTCTGGCCGCGAGGAGGCGTGTTCCAGCATCCGCTTGAACATCTTGTTCGGGAGAAGATCGACATCTTCGGCGAACATGCAGAAAACTAGTCGATTGATGAAATGCGCGACCGTTTCGGCGGCATGACCTCGATCTCGCAATCGTTGCGCGAGTTTAGCAAATTCGGCGGCAGCTTCTTCTGTGAGGGTCTGGCGGGTTTTGCCCGGCTTCAACTGCTCAGGGTCAGAGAACACCGACTTGAGCTTTTGCCGAACATTAGGCTCGCGCAGATCGTCGAGGCCGAATTCATGAACCGCCGAAACGCTATTGGTCCAGTTGGTATGGATTTCGAACCGATCCATATCGCAGACGACCAGCAGCGGCGGGTTTTCGAGCGCCAGGGCATATTGTTGCAGTTGCGCAAAGGCCGCCTTGAGGTCTTTCCGCTTGCCCTTGTACTCCCACCCGAAATGGTCGCGCTTCCAGACGTCGGCCCAACCCTCGCCGCCGGTCGTCTTGGTGGCACCGCGTTCAAAGGCGTACCACTCCCCCGTCGGATCGACATCCGTTGGAGCGGGCTCGTCCAGCATTCGGCAGAGGTCGATGAAATGAGAATGGGCGGCCGCCCGCTCGTTTAGTTCGACGTTCTTCCACTTTCGGATAAATTCATCAGGCGTCAATTCAGCAGTTCCCCCAACGGACCTAATTGGCACATATCCTAATAGTTGCATGAACGGTGAACCGGGACCTATGGTCAACCCCTTCGATTGGGTTACACAAAGAAACCGATAACGAGGGGCCTCACGAGCCGTCCCGGCATCGATCAGGCCGCAATCCGATCCTCTTTGTCTGCCCCGCGCATGACGATCCTGAGCGCGCCGTCCGGCAGGGGGCGCTGCAACGCTTTTGCCTCATCCCACGGCGCCCGCATCCAGACGTCGCGCTCCTCATCGGTGGTCAGGATCACCGGCATGGCCTTGGGGTGGATCGGCTCGACCACCGCGTTCGGCGAGGTCGTCAGGAAGCCGTAGACCAGATGCGGGCCCGGGATCGGCTTGGACTTGGTGCCTCGATCGCCCTTGAACTCGGTCCAGATACCCGCGAAGGTGAACGGAGGTCGGTCCTCATTCAGCGCGAACCAGACCACATCTTTTTTCTTGGTCTCCGGGTTCGGCTCGGGCGCGTACTCGGCGAAACTGTTGGCGGGGACCAAGCAGCGATTCTCAGGCTTGAGCCACCCCCGCCAGTGCGGCGACGACGTGTTGCGGATGTTGGTGACCGGCGGCCCGCTAGTGCGCGGTGGCGGCGGCATGCCCCACCGCATCAGCACCATCTCGCGCTCTACGCCTGCGTTGCGCACGACCGGCGCCGGATAGTCTGGAAACACCCCCGGCATCGGCGGAAGGTTGCCCACATAGCGATTGACCACGCGGAACAGGGCGCGGATCGCCTCTTGATTTGTGGTGACGCTGTAGAGATTGCACATCGGGCTTACGGGGTATCGTCTTTCCTGCCGCCGCCGATGCTGTGCGGCTTGTTCAAGAAGAACTGCCGATTGCCGAGCGCCGCCTCGGCATACTGATCGATCGCAACGGTGATCGCTTGGACGTGTTGATAGCACCATCCCTCACGGGTCGCCCTGATCCTGACTTCAGCCAAGGCCTTTATCCATGGTGAATGATCGTCGGTGTCGCCGAACCATTGGGGGCGCTCGGTCACCATGACCGTCCACCCAACACCCGGCCCTTGACCGGCGGCTGCTCTTTCTTGAGCCGATCCCGTTCGATGCATAGTTCGTCGATCTTGTTGAGCATCCGGTCCAAGAGCGCCTCCGCCGACAGCGTCGGAATTCCCGCCCGTTGAAGCTGCCGGATTTCCCCGCGCTGCCGATGGACTTGGATTCGCATCCGTTCGATCTCGCGCCGCACAAAATCAAGCTGCATGACGTTCCCGCTCAGCCAGGCTTTCTCGATCTGCCGAAGAAGGGTGGTCACCGGTCGGCCTTACCGCTCCAAGAAGGCGCAGGGGGTACCAAAGCCGGATGATTTCCCGTTCTCGATCGGCATCCATGGACTTCACTCACGGTCGACGCACCGTGAACGAAATGAGAACAAATGGCAAGCCGCTAGGAATTGTACTGTGCTCGGAAAGGGACGCTAGGCATTCCCGTCAAAGGGACGTCCATCCGGCTCGGACTGGCTGCACGAGACTAAAAGCCCCGAAGTCCGCAAACCGGTGCTGTTAGGCAAAATGAAATCAATGGCTTAGCCGTTGTTCTCGGTAGAGCTACTGAGACGTCTTGGTGAATGTTCTACCTTTGGTCCCGCACCCTTATATGCAGTTTGCGCCACATAAATTTCTTTTATGTAACAGTCGGCGTGCGGATTCCTCTGGAACTTTCGTGCTCTCTCGGGCTTTCTGATTCCGTTTTTGGGGCAGCAACGTCGGCTTTGGAGAGAGGAGCCATGAAGCGACGACGCCGGGTTAAGCAAATTCATTCCCTTGAAGAACGTCTTGCACAAGAAGCCCAAGAGCTGCGCCGCCGAGCGAAAGAGCTTTCGCCCGGTCAGGAGCAGGAAGCGCTGCTGACGAGAGCGCGGCAGTACGAAGAGGCGGCCTACATGAGCGAGTTGCTAATGTCGCAGGGATAGTTGTCGGTCAGATATCTGCCCTTTGGTCCGGCATTACAAAATAAGAGTGGCCTACTTCGCATCTGCGAGTGGCCAAAGAAACGGCCGCAACTGAGGGCCGAAGTTCGGGGAGGAATGGCCTTATACACTCCGCCGACCCCAACTGAATTCTGTTCTCGAAGAGTGGCCCAATTTGGATCTGAGCGTGGCCTAATTCGGCCAGTACCCAATCTTGCCGGGCGACTCGAGGCCATTGGTCGAGATAGGCCTCTCGTGCCCTCGCGCCCCATCCCGACAAATTGAACTCTGGGATGTAAGTGGCCAAATTCGATACGGCCTGAGCCCGCGCTGCAAAGCGGTCAGCTTCATATCGGGCCTTGGTGCGAGCAAGAATGGACATAGCGACTCACCGTGAGCCGCCCAATTAGTCAGGCGTGGAGCCTAAAAGCTAGTCCGAACGCGGGTCATGGTACAGTTTTGCAACCGGTTTAGCCCCCAAAGAAACGGCCCCAGCGCCCTTGGAGGTCGACGCTGGGGCCGCTTCGCCGGTCCGCCGAATCGAAAGGGGCCGCCCGCGATGCGGCCCCTTGCCGGGAAAAAATTCTCGAAAATGAGATCGGGATGAAATGTCTAGCCCCGGTAACGATTAGCTTAAAGTTTTCCACACCAAATGTGGATTCCGGAAAACCACGGTGTTCCGCGCTGACGTCATCCCATCAACAGCCACGCCATGCTGGCAAGAAGCGCGATGAACGGCACCGCCACAACGCGACAATTAGCGGGCACAACTAGCCGGGTTCCAGAGCTGATTTGACCGGGGTGCTATCATTGGTGGCATCGATTTGATTCGAGACCACTGCAATGAAAAGCAACGCACAACGACGCCTGCCGCTGCAGGCCGCCCGTCCCGCCTATCGCAGTCTCGAAGGCTGGGCGCTGGGCACCCTGATCGAACATCACGCCGTTCGCGAGTGCGAACACCACGGGCATGCAGTGGACCGCCGTGATCCGGACGCCCGGAACCGGGCCCGCGAGGCGGCATGGAACCAGCCTTTTCCCGGCGCCACCCCGGAACAGTGCCTGGCCGCGATCGAGGACGCCCTGCAAGGCATCGGCGACACCTGCCCGGACTGCTAGCCGACGACTCCAATTCGCTGACTCGCGTCCTATATTGATACCGTTCAGCGTAGGTGGAGTTTTTGAGTATGGCCCCGCGCGCCAATTGGAAGGGCTTTTTGCGGCTGTCCCTTGTGACATGCCCGATCGCACTTTTTCCGGCGACCTCTGAATCCGACAAGATCAGCTTCAACCAGATCAACAAAAAGACCGGTCACCGGATCAAGTATTTGAAGGTCGATGCCGAGACCGGCGAAGAAGTCGCCTCAGAAGATATCATCAAGGGCTATAAGGTCGACACCGATCAGTATCTCGAGGTGACGAAGGACGAGCTCGAGAACATCGCGCTGGAATCCACCCGCACCATCGAGATCGATGAGTTCGTGCCAAAAAGCGAGATCGATGATCTCTATCTGGTGCGGCCCTACTACATCGTTCCCGATGGCAAGGTCGGGCACGATGCCTATGCCGTCATCCGGGAAACCATTCGCTCGCTCGATAAAGTCGCCCTCGCCCGCGTCGTTCTAACCAACCGCGAGCACGTCATCGCGCTCGAGGCCCGCGACAAGGGCCTGATGGGCACGTTGCTCCGCTATCCGTATGAGGTTCGCGACGCCGCGGAATATTTCGATGAGATCCAGGATGTGAAGATCACCAAGGACATGCTGGATCTTGCAAAGCACATCGTCGAGCAGAGGTCCGGCCACTTTGAGCCGGCGAAGTTTGAGGACCATTACGAGCAAGCCTTGCAGGATCTACTCGAGCAAAAGCGCAAGGGCCAGCCGATCGCCACCACGCGCAAGCCCGCTCCGACCAATGTCTTCAATCTGATGGACGCGCTGAAGCAGAGCATCCAGAGCTCGGGCGGACCGGCGCCAGCGACGAAATCCGCGAGACCAAAAAAGGCGTCGACCAAGCCGCGCCGCAAGGCGAGCTAAGGTGACTATCCGGCCCTTTCAGCCCTGCCTGCCGAGCACGGCTAAGATCGTGCCACACGGCGCAGACTGGCTGCACGAGATCAAGCACGACGGCTACCGGCTGATCGTCCAGCGCGACGGCAAGATCGTTCGCCTGTTCACCAGGAACGGTCACGATTGGAGCAAGCGGTTTCCGGCGATCAGCGAGGCCGCACTGCGCAACCGCTGCCAGCGCTTCGTCATCGATGGCGAGGCGGTGCTGCTCGGCGTCTACGGCCGGTCGGACTTCAATGGCCTGCATTCGCGCAAGCACGACGATGAGGTGCAGCTCTACGCATTCGATATCATCGCGCTCGATGGCGACGATCTTCGCAAGCTGCCGCTGCATCTTCGCAAGACCAACCTAGCCCGGATTCTCGCCCGCCGTATCGATGGCATTCACGTTGCGCCATTCGAACGTGGCGAGATCGGCCCTGATCTCTATCGCCATGCCTGCCTGATGGGGCTCGAGGGGCTGGTCTCGAAGCACCGCGATCGCGGCTACCGCGCGGGCCGCTGCACGCACTGGATCAAGAACAAGAACCCAGAACATCCGGCCTTCAATCGGGTCAAGGACCAGTTCTAGGGCCCTTGCAGCCTTGGCCCTTCGCGGCGAGACGAATGCCGGGCGTGGCTCTGGATGTCGGCAAGTCGCGCGCTTGATCGGGATCTCGAATGCAGAACGCGCAAGGCCGCCGACCCGGATAATCCGCGTGGCGTCACTATGCGCGCAGCCGAAACAGACAGGCCTGCTCCTATTTCCCCACCATCGATTTCAGCCGATCAGTAATCGTCCCCGCATCCGAACCCGCGCGCAGTACCATCGGCCCCATGCCGACGCATGCGCCGAGCAGCAGATAGGACCACTCGACCGTCGTCCCACTCGATGGATATCGCGCGATCAGCCCGAGCGCGACGATCCCGGGAATGCCGACCTGATGCCAGAGCAACACGCATAGCTGCGAGAGCGTGACGACTGCCCAGACGACTTGCATCAACTTCGACTTCTCGACCGCGCGCATGAAGGACGCGTAGGTCTTCGCGAGCGCATCGGCATGCGCGACCTCGACATCCCTGGCCGCTGCCACCATGGCTTCGTAAAGCTGCGTTTTCAGTTGCTCGATCGAGATGGTCTTGTTCTCGTAGGCCTGAAACGCCGCGAGGAACTTGTCGAGCATGCCGTTGATCAGCGACATGCCGATCTGGGAAAAGATTGCGGCCAACATCAGGCTTTGCTCTCGGCTGATGCGACATCATCCACGACGGGCTCGGTGGTCAGCCACCGCAGCCATTCAAAGATGATACCGGAAAAGAACAGGAAGCCCGCGAGCGCGAGCGGACGATACTGCTCGGGGATGAACGCCGCGATCTCGTTGAGCATGGGCGTCATGTCGAACCCGTTCTGGGCAAGCCAATCATGTGCGCCGATGGCAAGGCCGCCGACCCAATAGAAGCGCGCGACGAGCAGAGTTTTCGAGTTCTTCCATAGCGCGCCCTCGATCGCGTTGATCCTGTCGAATGCACCCGGGAACCGTTTGACCAGCAGCGGCCGGCCGAACATGAAATAGGCCCACGCCACGAAGATCGCGATGCCAGCGCCCATAAAGACGTTCATGGGTTTGCCTCAGCAGGATTGCGGTTGCGATACCATGTCCACCAAACGCTGATGCCGGCGAGCGCCGCGAGGAACATCAGAAACAGCGACAACTCGAACGAGATCACACCGTGCGCATGCGCTTGCTGCGCCGCGATGCCACCGCCAACCACGATCGCGCCAGTGGTGGTGTTCTGCTCGACCGTCGTCGTCGGTAACTTCGCCCTGGCGGACGCCTCCGGTCGGGATTGCGAGATGATGTCCGGATCGGGTGCCTCGGGCGCGAGCGCGGGCGCCGTCGAAACGGTCTCGGTCATGCCCACGCGGAAAAGGTTCGCCTCGCGATGCCGGCGCGCTGCGACGCCGCCGGTCCATAGCCGCGACATGCTGTCGAGCAGCGCCGGGATTGCCGTGAGATTCTTCGCCGCCATGGCGGCCTTGATCGCGCGCATCTCGCGGAAACGATCAGCAGATGACGTGTAGCCTCCGGTGCCGCGATTGTAATTCAGCGAGACCAGCACGCCGAGGCAGGTTGGCGTCAGCAAGTCACAATTCGGCAGCGCGTAGTACGTCGCCGCGATCCACTGCGGGATATCGCGCCCCATGAACACCGCCATGGCCGCCTCCCACGGCACGGTGATCCTGTTATTCATACGCTGCGAGAGCGCCTTCGCCGCCGTGCCCTTGACCCCGACGCATCCGAGCATCGCTTTGACGCAATTCGTGTCGACGCGGCCGGTCCAGTCGGCCTTGACCTTCGCCTCGGTCGCATAGCCGAGATCATAACCGATGCCGATCGTGACGCCGCTGGAACCGCCCGGCCATTCCGGGTGCGTGTAGTGCTTGCGATAGTAGGCCTCGCCGCTGACCTCCTCGCGGATGATCAGGTCGATTGCTTTCTGGCTGATCGAATGCATCACATACCCATCATTGCGCTGTTGAAGCCGCCTCGGGCCTTGAAGGTGAATTGATTGGCCGATGTGCTGGGACTGGTGCCGTCTACGTTCGTGACGATGACGTTGAAGGTGCCGAGCGAGTGCTGCGGCGTAACCGCCGTGATCTGCGTCGCACTGTTGACGGAGAAGCTCGCGGCATTGATCGTTCCGAAACGCACCGACGAGACGCCGTTGGTGAAGTTGGTGCCGGTAATCGTGATCGTTTCGCCGCCGCCGGGCCGGCCGATGTTCTTGCTCAAGCCTGTGACGGTCGGCGGCTGCGGGACATACGGGGTATAGGAAGCTTGGACGAGGCCCTGATAGGCCGCGCCACCGCCCGCACCCCCGGCGGGACTGCCGCCCATGGCGGCCATGGCACCGCCGCCGCCGCCGCCACCACCACCACCGCCGCCCCAACCTGTTGCGTTGCCACCCGCGCCGCCGGGACTGCCCCCGCCTGCGGCTCCGGCACCGCCGCCGCCGCCCGCACCGCCGGCACCGCCATACGGACCGACCGGAGTGCCGCCAGCGCCGCCCGTGCCGCCGTTGTAGCCGTTAGGGCCAGCGCCGCCCGCACCACCATTGCCGGTGAAATTCTGATCACCGACTGCGCCATAACCCGGCGAGCCAACCCCCGATGCGCCATAGGCCAAGCACAGCCAACCGCGCGATGCACTGTAGAGGCCAGCATAGGTCCCCGAACTGCCGTCGCCGACGTAAATGCTGAGTTGCTCGCCGGGTGTGGCCGCAATGCTGTATTTCAGCGCGGCGCCGCCGGATGATCCGCCATTGCCGCCCGTGCCGCCCACTTGATCGCCGCCACCGGAGCCCGCAGCGCCATAGAAGCCCGGGCCGATAGACCAGCACCAATCGAGGCCACGGCAGTCCGCGGGGATGGTGAAGCTCTGCCATCCCACCGCCGTCCATGTCAGGGTCGTCACTGCAACGCCTTGATCATGTAAGTTGCGATGCCGCCCCAGAGCCGGCGGATCGAGAGAATGAACATGTGTCCATTCGTCGTGGTCAGGAGATCACCCGTATTCCCGGGCGAGACGTACCACGAGCCGGCGAACGTGATTGCACCCGCGCCCGGCCTGTTCGCGATCAGGATGTCAATCGCACAATCGGCGGTCGGCGGGTTGATCGTGATCGCGCCGGCATTGCCGAGGCCCTGATAGTTGCCCCTCGTCGGGTCCGGATTGAACGTGCCGCTGAAATTGTCTTGCGTGAACGTCGTGAAGGTGTAGCCGGCGGTGATGTTCGCCGTCGCGCCGGGCTTGAGCAGCGCATCGGTGATGCCGTAGCCGGCAAGCGTCGTCGGCTTATTGGTGACGTTGGTCCAGTCCGTCGCCGCGGCACCAGCCGGGCCTTGCGGACCCTGCGGGCCAACGATCGAAACGCCAGCCGGCCATGCGCCGCCGGCCTTCGGCCCATAGATCAGCCACGCTGCCGTATTGATCCAGAAATCACCATCGATGCCGTCCGCGCTCGTCGGCGCGCGCGCGGCGGTGCCCAGCGTGCGGCCGCTCGGCGGCCCGACCAGCGAAATCCCCGCCGGCCATGTCGTATCGCCCTTCGGGCCGTAGAGATAGTGCGCGGCGGTATCGATATAGAAATTGCCGGGCTTGCCAACGGTCTGGTCATTCGGAACGCCGGAGCCATAGAGAACGGTGTTGCCATCGATACCCGCCGGGCCTTGCATGCCGGTGAAGCCACGCGGGCCAACGATCGAAACGCCGGTCGGCCAGCCGTTCACCGTTTTCGGACCAAAGATGTAGTTGGTCGACGTGTTGATCCAGAAATTGCCGATCACACCATCCGATTGCGTCGGCCCGGTCGAGCCGTAAAGGACAGTATTGCCATCAACGCCGCGCGGCCCCGGCGGGCCTTGCCCTGGCTCTTGGATGACCTCGGTTTCATAGTCGATATTCGTCATCGAGACGGTCCTGCTGCATGCGAGAGCGTGCCCGACCAAACGCGATATCGGATATCGCCGTCGGCGTAGTGGATGATCCGGATCAGCGAATGCTCATAGTCGCCGAAGTAGAGCGCGAGCAGCGTCGCCTGTCGGATCGTGAGCACGAACTTGCCACCGGGTGGATCAACGATGGTGATGCCGCCGTTCTCAGTGGTCAGTAGCAATTGCTCCTCGCTATCCTGCGCATGCCGGCGAACACCCATCCGCATCGACTGGCCGGTCAGGTCGATCGGCGTGTCGCCGGCCATCAGAATGAAGCCGTGCACATAATCCTGATCGCTCGTCGTCGAGATGTTGACGATCGCCATGATCGGCTACCCCGGATAGTTCGGCGGCCACTTGATCGCGTCGAACGCCTCATTTGCCGCTTGCACCGAGGTTGCAGCGTCGATCGCGGCCTTGCCGCCAAGCCGCGCGGTCTCAATCGCGGCGGCGATCTTGACCCACGCCTCTTGGGTCGCGTTCACGAGCGCGGCGACCTCTTGGATCGTCGCACCCTCGATGCCAACGGTCGCGCTCAAGATCGGATAGTTTGCGGGATCGGGGTCCGGATCGTTCGCCAAACGCGCGACTTCCTCACCCTTCCGCTGATACACCATCGCCTGACCCGAACCGATGGTGAGATACGTGCCGCGAATTTGCTCGGCCTTGGCATCGACCTTCGCCATGAGCGACGTTTTATAGTCGGCGAGGTCTTGCGCGGACGACTTCGGATAGGGCGCGACCGCACCGTATGCCCCAGCGACGGCCCGCTCGAACAATATCTTACCGTGCGGCTCGGTATCGTCCTTCGTCGCCAGAAACGGCACCGACCCCAACTCGGCGAACCGCACGGTCAGGTCGATCATGGTGTGCTCGGCGTTGGCCCATACGGGTTCGCTCGCACTAACAATCGTCAGCGCCATTCACGTTGCTCCTGCTTGCGTTCGCGCTTAGGCGATGCGCTGGAAAAGGGAGAGCGGGTTGCCGTCACCGTAGGCGAGGCTCCCGACATAACAGATGTATTGCCACGTACCCGGCACCAAGAATTGGCTGCCGAGGCTCGCGGCATTCGATTGCGGACCGTAAGCCCAGCAACTCGACGTAATGTCGACGTTCCAGTTCACGGCAACGACAAAGCTGCCGATCGCGTATTTCGTCGTCGGGAACGTGCCGGCGGGACCTTGCGGACCCATCGCGCCCATCGGGCCGGCCGGGCCTTGCGGGCCGGCCGGGCCTTGCGCACCAGCGGGGCCGGCGGGACCTTGCGGACCCGTCAGACCAGTGGCGCCGGTCTGCCCGGCTTCGCCGCTCCCGCCGCCGGCACCGCCATTGAAAACAAGTTGCCACTGCACGCCGTCATAGGCGATGCCGATGATCGCACCCGCGCTGATCGTTTCCGCTGCGAGTTCGCCGAACGTCACCGTGCGAAGCGGCTTGATGCCGAGGCCGTTCACATTGACATCGACCGGCCCGCTGTTCGTATTCGCGACCTTGATCTTGAGCAGCGTCCCCTTGACGTAGCCGTCCATCGCTGGATCGAGCGCGATCGAAATATGGTTGGTCGATCCGGTGTCATCGCCATAGGCCGCGATGTTCAACACCGACGCCTTGACCAACTGCATCAGGTCGTTCTCGTTCGGCGTCAGCTTGTTCTTGCTGATCATCGTAACGATTTCGCGCTGCGGATGCTCGATGCTCGCTGCTGGCGGGATGCTGCCCGCGCGCCCGATCGATGGGTCGCCGTTCACATAGGGCGCATCGTCCGTCGCACCGTAGGGTTGGTTATATTTCACTCGCCTTCTCCTATGGCGTCCCGGCCATGGGACCGCCGGTCTGCAAGCCGGAATAGTCGAACACGATTTGCGTCTGCGCCGGCTTCCATCGGTTGAGCAGACAGTCGAGATCGCTCGCGATGCCGATCAGTAGATGAGGGTCGATGCCGCATTGTCCGCCGCCATTGCCGCAGCGAAACCATGTCAAGCGCGCTTGATCGACATGCGCCGTCCAATAGAAGCGGTTCTCGGGCGGACCGAGCATGTAGGGATAGTCGCCATACTCGCCCGGGCCGAGGCGAGGCCGATTATCGCCGACGCGATCGAGGCCGACCATGAACGGCCGGAATTCCTTGATGTGGATGGTGTGGCCGATATCGGCCTCGACTTGGATGAAGAACGCGCGCGACTGCCCGCCTTCAATCGTCATGCGCTGCACAAGCGCAATCTGACGGTCACCGATCGTGAATGGCTCGCTGTAGCAAGGATCAGGGAGGCCGAAATTGCGCTCCCAATCCGGCAGCATGTCAAGGGTCTGGCGCGGATCGCTCTCGCCCTCAAGCAAGGTCGACGCGCGCTGCTCGACCAGTCCCCAAATCTGGCACAGCCCGCGCACCACTTTCATCAGCACGCTATCATTGTTGCGCGGCCATGCCTGCCCTTTCGGCAGCAGCGCGGCCATCGCCTCGGCGTAGTCGTCGCCGCTGCGCGTTACGTGCTTATCCACGTCAAGCTGTCTCGTAAGAGATGGTGTCGAGCATTGGGATGTGCCCTGGCGATGGCATCACGAGCGTTGAGAAGTCGAGTTCGTGATGATCCTCGCCCAGCGCGCCGCTGATCGCCTCGTCGACCCAACTGCGATAGAGCGTGCATCCGGGATACAGCCGGCGCCGCTCCATGGTCTTGATCGCGCTCTCAATGCGCGCTCGAACCGTCGGCGTGTCCTGCGTAAGCTGCCGAATGGTGACATTGTAGAAGAACGGGATCGGCGCAACGATGAACCGATCCTTCACCGCCACCGGACGCACGCTGTCGATATAGGCGGTCACGGTTTGAATGTCCGCCTGCATGGGGATGCCGTTAAGGTCGGCGCGCAAGTCGTCCATCATGAACCGCACCGTGACGGTGCCGATCCCCATTTCGAGCGGGTAGCACCACGCTCGCGTCACGCCGGCAACGGCCGTGGCCCATCGCTCATAGTCGGCCTTGTCGCCGCCCATCGGCGGGTTCTGGATGCGGAACAGTACGCGCTCGCGCAGGAGATCATCGTTCTCCACATCGGCGCCGCCGGTCATGCTCACAACCGCCGCAGTCAAGTCGGCGCCACTGATCGGCACCTCAAACGAGAGGTTGCTGCCCTCGTCGAGATTTCCGATCACGCCAGCGGTCAATGCCTCAAGCGGCACATTCGCCAAGCCTGCGGCGCTGATCTCGGCCTCGGCCGTGATCTGGTAGCGCACCTGATTGTAGCCTGACAGCACCGAATACCGCGGAATGACGACGCCGCCGGCCCCGGTGATGGTGGCCGTGCCGCTCGCAAAGGACGCGACCTTGCGGCCCTTCGATCCGTCGGCGTTGCGGAGCCAGATGTTGCCATGCCGATCGAGCCATTCCTGCTCTGCGATGTCCGGCAAAAGCTGCTTGGCGAGCCAATCGATATACAGCAGCGTCAGATGAGCAAGCCCGGATTTGGCGTCGCTCATGATCCGCAGCGCCGAGTTCGGGATCAACGCCTTGGCACCCAACTGCGACAGCACATAATCGCGCGTCAATTTGCGCACGTCTTTGAGCGTCGGCGTGGACCACGGCATCAGCTATATCCCAATTCTTCCCACAGTTCGGCGTAGCGGAGCGCGACAGCCGGGTCCGGGCCGCGCTTCAACAGCACCGAGACATCGATCCTGCTGACATCGGTGCGCTCGGCGCCGACATCGGCGGCGCTGGCGATTTGCTTGTCGATGAACGGTTGGATCGCCGCGCGCGCGTAGCTGCTCGCCCTAAAGACGGTGCCGCCGTCGGACGCGAGCGAGGACGAGATTTTCGCCCGGCGCAGCAGCCACAGCTTCGATCCGACCGGCCAGCCATCCCAGATTTCCTGCGAGTCGAGATCGCCCCACCAGCCGCCGCGATCGGTCTCGTCGAGGCCCGGCAATGGATCGGTGGTGCCTGCAAGCGCATCGGAGCCCAGCGCGATGATCACCGCCGACTGCAAGGCGAACGTATCGTCGAGGAGGTTCTGATCGGTCCGCAGCCAATCGAGTTCGACGGCATAGGCGGGATACTCGCGTAAGTCCGCCTGTTGCCGATAGCGAACGTCGGTCATTTCTGAGTATCAAGCGAGGTCGGCGGGCCGGGCTTCGTCGCCTTGACGAGCACCGCGCCCGCGCCGCTGGTTTCGGTCGTCATGCCGCTGCCGCCGTTGACGCCATAGATCGGGTTCGAGGCGTCGTCGGCACCGAGGCGCATCTCGCCGGTGAAGGACCACCGCTTATTGTCCTTATCGTAGTAGCCGACCACATCGTCACCCACGCGAAACTCGATCCGGTTTTTGGTGCAGCGGATTTCCGTGTTGACGGTCTTGCCCTCGTGCGGGAAATCCTCGTCCTGCTGCGACTGCTGCGATTGGCCGCCGGCCTGGCTGGGGTTCTGCTTCTGCGGTCGCGGCTGCTTGTCCTTCTGGACATGACGCAACGAGACCATGCGCTCTTGGTCGTTGCCGTTATCGTCCTTGCCGTCAAGCGTGAGGAGGAACAGGCCCTTGCGACGCATCAGCGTCATCTGGCCGATGTCGTCATACTGCGCGTTCTCGCCGGGCTTCAATCCGCGCGGCCGATGCCGGCGGTCATCGATACCAACGATCACCGGATGATTGCGCTGGCCGCCTTGGAACATCACCAGCGCCTCGGCCGCCTCACCTTTGGGCTGCTCGGGCTGTGTCTCGCCGCCACCGCTCTGCTGCTGTTGCTGCTGGCCGCCCTCCTGTTTCGAGCGCGGCATCGGAACCGACGTGAACCCATAGTTCTGCACGCGCTCGATATTCTTCCGGCTGTCATTGTTGAAGAAATCGAGATGCATCTCCTGCATCATGGGATTGTCGCTCGCGGTGTTGAGCGTGGCGCGCGCCAGCGTGTGGACCGTGCGAAACGCCATGTCGCGGATTGAATTGCGGTGCATCGCTACTCCGTCGGTGTCGATCCCGAGAAGTCCGTCATTCCGTTCATGTGGTTGGGATCGACCATTGTAAGGGTTGCGGTCGTGCCTCCGCCGACCGATTGCTCATAAACGATGCTTCGGCACCCGAGGTTCATGTTCATGAGCAGCATGGGCGAGCGCACAAGATAGTAGTCGCCCGCCTTCCACAGGGAGCCGCTATCGCGCAGCCAACCCTGCACGGTGACGTTCAACTCAATCTTGCCGCCCTCGGTGACGAGCCGTTCCATCTCGGCGCTGCGCTGCGCGCCGTGCTGATCGTCGGACACGTCCATCAGCGTGACGCGCGTTCTATTTCGCGTCGATGATCCGGATGTCTGGCCGACCAGCTTGTTCGACTGATCGCCCCATGACTGGTCGTTTGAGGCGCGCTGGCCGAGCGAGAAAATCTTGCGATAGACGTTATCGTCCGAGATCACGCCATTGGCGCGCAGGATGTTGACGCCCTCGATGAGCTTGTCGCTCTCGCTCGCGGCATGCTCGCCGATCGCCAGCAATTCGCCCTTCTCCGTCGACCCCATGACGATCTTGCGCTGTCGCGCGTAGCGTTCGAGCGCCGACCAGATGAGTTCGCCCGGTTGGACGTGCGCCTGCTCATAGGGCTTCTCGTCGACCGCGCCTTTGGTGCTGAGTGCGACGCCGACCGGCGCGATCAGCTTGCGGGCCATCTGGGTCCACGATTGACCGTCGAACGATCCACCCTGTTGCCACACCGAGACGGTCGCAAGGTCATAGGTCTTGCCGACGCCGACGATCCGCACGCCGTGGCTTCTCGCGTCATACCCGACATGACGCTCGGTCACATAGCCGAGGACCACCAATTGACCGGCGAGGTAGACCTCGACGACATCGCCCGGCGCGATTCGCAGATTGCTCATGATCTGGGCCTCGGTCATGCCGGTGGCCTTCTCGTCGAACTCGGTGCAATCGAACTGAAAGATCGGGAACGCCTCGGTGATCCGCACCTCGACCGTGACCGCTGTCCAATCGAAATAGTCCTGCCCGTTGATGCGCAGGAACGCGACTTCCTTTTGGTTCATACCGCCAGCATCCGACCATCGCGCGGCATGAATGCCGGGTGGACCACCCTGTTCTCATTGCGCAGTTCGTCCGAGCGCGAGGCGTCGGCATAGAGCCGCTGCGCCATCGTGAGCGCCGGGAGCGTTTGCGGAAACCGATAGGTGATCACTCGCGGGACTTGCCGGCCGACATCGGTCAAGAACTTGGTGACTGTCGCCTGTAGCGAGATGATCGCCATATAGGCGGCGGCTTGGAGATCGTCGCTGGCGACCTCGGCCGCCGCATCGAATGCCGCGCCCATGATCTGCGCGACGCTCTCGACATCATCACGCGACTGGAATTGCAGGGCCGTCACCAGCCGCGCCTCCTGCGCGAGCGACAGCCGAACAATCATCTGCACCACGATCGTTGCCGAGAGGCTTTGCGGGGTTTCGCTCAACGCCTGCAAGCGCACGCGCGACATCGCGGTCCATGTTGCGCCTGCCGCCCTGGCTTCATTGAGGCAAGCCGTCATTTGCGTGGCGAAGGCCGCGCTGTCCGTCACGACATCATTGCTCGATAGCATCTGACCGACGAGCCGGCGCAATTCGGAGCCGGCCGATCCGACGTTCGCCGGGACGGTCGAGAGCACGGCCGGCCCGATGCGCTGGATGATCCCGGCCACCTCGTCCCGATCCGCCCGAATCATGTACCGATCACCGCGCGCTCAAGCGCCGCCGCCGCGCTCGTCACCGCCGCCTGCGTCACGATCGACACATCGCTAAAGCCGGGCTTGCCGGCCTCGACGAAATCCATTTCGACGCTGCACATGCCGCCGCGCTCGCGGCTTTCGGTGATGCCGTACTGCATTACCATCACTTCCATATCCCGTCCCTGATAGGGCAACGGCAAGCGCAGCGTGCCCGATCCATCCTGTTCGAGCGCACTGATCAGCGCGTCCTTGAGGGTCAGATAGTTCGGCCCGATCAGATAGCCTTGCACGGTGAAGCGCACCGCCGCGCGGCCCATGTCCTCGGCGTAGGGCAGATTTCGCTTCGGATACTCATGAACAACTGTGCGCCGCCCGCCATGGCGCTGCTCGGTCTCGACATGGAAGATCGCACCGCGAAAGCTCGCGGTCTGATACCGATCGCGCCACGGATTATGAAGGTCGCGGATTGCGCTCATTGCGCACCACCATCAAGGCCGGTTTGCTCCATCTGCCGATAGCGCTGAATGCGCGTGCTCTGGAAAAGGCCGTCGCTCTTGGCATCAACCTTCGTGCCGGCAGCGGCGTGCACATTGACGTTGACCGTGCCCTCGGCCTTCACCGCACCGCTGCTCGCGGCAAGGTTCTGATCGACGGCGCGGCGATAGCCGAATTGCGCATCAGTGGGGAATGTCTTGGCCGTGTAACCCATCTGGGTCGCGGCGGCCGAATTGATGTCGATCCCGCGCCCGGTGCGCGCCGCCGGGCCGATGTCGGTTTGCGGCAGCATGAACTTGCGGCCATCCGGGGTAGTCACCTCAAACATCTTGCCGAGGCCCTCGCGCGATGGCAGCGCGATCCCGGGCACGGACAGCGGCTTGCCCGATGCGGTGCGGCGGCTCGCCGGCTCGGATGGATCATTCCAGCCGGGGCCGCTACCAAACCACGAGCCTTTGACGGTCCGGCCGGCGGCGATGTCCTTTGCCGCGCTCTCGGCCTGCGCTGGCGCCATGCCTTGCGCGATCAGCGCATCACGCGCGGCCTTCTCGCTGCGGATGCCGAAATGCCCGGTATCCGGCCGGCGCCAGTTCGCGCCCGAGACGAGGCCCCATTTCGCGGCGAGACTGTTCTCGACATCGGTCGGGAGCGTGCGCCCGCCCCGGCCCCGCACGCCATAGCCGACTTGATTGATGTCGATCGCGGCGCCGATGGGGTGGCCGCTGGCGTTGTGCGGGCGGGAGCCGAGCGTGCCGCTCTCCGGGCCGATGACGCCGCCGGCCTTCTCATAGTCATTGATAAAGCCTTGGAAATTGTCCTTGAAGCGCGCGTCGACCTGAAACTTTCGCCCGCCCGCCGTGGTCACGGTCGCCATGCCACCGCGCTGGATCGGCGTGCCCGCTGGCGCCGTGATCCCGGCGGTGCCGCCCGCGCTCTCCATCGGACGCCGTATGCCGAGCGCGCCAGATGGTCCGGTCAGCGGATTTGCGCCGGCCTCGCTGGTGCCGCCGAGCGGATTGTTGAACGAGCGCGGCACCCCGCCGCCGCCGGGTGCGCTACCCGGCGCTGCAGCGCCGCCCGGGCCGAACGGCCCGAGGTTCGAGTAGCCGCCGCCGAATGGCCGGAAGCCACCGCCTCGCGCCGCGCCAGCACCGCCGCCGAAACTCGCATTGATGATCCCGCCACCGCCGCCGGCATCACCGGGACGCGATAGCTCGAAATTCATCTTCTTGAAGTTCTCGGCCAAGTCGCCGGATTGCTTCTTGAGGTCGTCATCTTCCTTGGTGGCGCCAGGGCGGGCGCCGCCGAGACGTGATGCGCCCGGCCCTTGCCAGAAGCGCTGCCACCAAGAACGGCGCTCGTCGCCCAATTGCTGCTGATTGGCGCCGGCCCGGGGCGAGAGGTTCGGCGCCCGCTCGCCGCCACCCCACGACGGCAGATGCTCGTTGATCCACCCGATCCCCTCTTTAAGTTTGTCGATCGCGGTGTTGACCTTCTCGACGCCGGCCGTGAACGCGGGGAACAGCGGCGTGAGCGTGCGCTCCTTGAGGCCTTCAAGGGTGCGGTCCAATTCCTCCCATTTCTTCCGGAAGGCTTCGCTGCGAGCGATGGCTTCGTCGGTGTACTTGCCGCTCGCCTCGGTCTTGCGGATGAACTCCTCGATCTCGCGCCACGACATGCGCGTGGCTTCGGCGGTGCCAAACATCGCCTCGGCGAAGCGGCGCGCGAGCACCGGGTTGCGGCGCTGCAATTCCTGCATGCGCTCGAATGCGATGCGCAGGCCATCGATCGGCGTTTTGGCACGGCCGATCGCCTCGACGACATCACCCGCCCCGAATTTGTATAGCTCCTCGCGGACGCTACCGATCCGGAGCCGGAAGTCCTCGGCATTGCGCGTGAACGATTGCAGCGCGGCTTGCGCCGATCCCGGATCAATCCGGACTTCGCCAGCGGCCTTCTGAAACGCCTTCAACTGCGCGGCCGACACGCCCATGTCTTGGGCGGCGAATTTCAGCTCGGCGGTCTTGTTGGCAAACTCTTGGAGTTGCCGGCCGATGCCGTAGAACGCGGCGCCGACCGCCGCGATGCCGACGACGATGCCGCCGGTCTTGCCGGTAAACTTCCCGAACGAGGAGATCAGGCCCTCGACGCCCGCCTCGCCGGCAAGGCCCTTCACCTGTTCCTGTAACGCGGCAAGTTCGCGCCGCGCTTTGCTCGTCTCGACTTCCTTGCCGACGCCAGCAAGATTTTTGCGCAGATTGGCGACCCCGGGCGACGCATCGTCGCGCAGGGTCGCTCGCATGCGCAGGACATCTTCGCCGGCCATCGCGCCTATTCCGTTTGCTGCTTGCTGATCGCCTCAACGAGCCGTTCGGTCCAGAACATGTGCTGGCCGATTTCCTCGACTGTCAGTTCGAGAAATTCGCGCGGGTTGCGCCCGTAGAACTTCGCGAGCCGGTAGCAATCGAGGACTAAAGCTTCATGAGGTCCGGAGTAAAAAAACCGGCCAAGGCCCACGCCGCAGTCGTCCAGTCATTGGGCGATAGCTGCGAGATGACGCTCGGCGGTTGCCTGTAGAGCACCGACATCATCGCCGCCATCTTGCGCTCGTCGAGCGTGATCTGCGGCGGATCGGACGCGAAGTCGAATTTGAGCGGGTGCCCGCATTCGACGATATCGCGGCCGGTCGGCTTTCGGTATTCCAGTTGCTTGATCGTTTCCTCGCCGAACTTCACCGGCTCGGACAGTGGAATGATGTTGTTAGGTTTCGGCGCATCCTGTTGCTGCGCGCCATCCTTTGCCGCCTCAGTCATTCGTTCCGCCTTAGCTGATTTCGTCACACGCCTCGCCTTCAAAGCGCGCCCGGAACTGGCCGTCATGCGTGTTCAACTCGATCGCCGATTTGCACCACGCATTGCGGAGCACGTAGACTTTGCCATTGATCAATTCCGCGGTGACGGTGGCGTCAGTGATCAATTCCATGTCCTCAAGCGAAATCTCCGGACGCGACGAGATATCGCCCTCGATGAAAGGTACGCGCGGCAATTCGCTGTAGCCGTGGACATAATCCTGTCCGGCGATGCCGGCGCGCTCGACCGCCGACGGGGACACGGTGAATGTGCCCTTGAGCGGATATTGATTGCCGTCGACCTTGAGATAAGCGGTGCCCGCGATTGCGACGCCCATGTCTGTGCTCCTTCATGGAATTAAAAAGCCCGCGCGCGGGAAGCGGCGGGCTTCGAGGATCGGTTGCGGCCGATCGGGTTAGGCGATGGTGGTATCCACCCCGCGATCGTATTGCAGGCGGAACTGCGCCAGCACCGCGAACATGCGCAACTGATTGATGAGGTCCGGCGGATACACCACGTTGAGCCGATTGGGATTGCTGCTGTCTCGCTCGACGATCAGGTTCGACTTGAACGCGGTCGCATTCTCGACCAGCCCCTCCCACTCGTCCTGCCGATATTGCGCGACAAGTTCGGCCTTGACGATTTTGGGCGTGACGATCGCCTGACCGGGACCAAACCGCGTGCCGTCATCGGCCAGCTTATGGCGCGGGAATTTGGTGGTGATAGCCGCCTTCTGCCGGCGCATCACGGCGGCAAGCGTCGCGAGCGTCGTCACCAACTCGTAAGCGTCGTCGCCCTGGCTGTAGAGGTTCTTCTGATAGGTCGTGCTTTCCCGCTTGATCATCGGCACGCCATCGGCGCCGACGCCCTGCGTTGCGAGACCTACGCCAGCGAGGTTGTTCAACTCGGTGAGCAAGAACCGCTGGTTCTTCGGCGCCGGCAGGATGCCCTCCAATGCGAGCGTTTGCAGCGGACGCGCCGGATCATTGATCAGCGCCCGGCCGGCCTTCGCGGTGTACGCGGCGGCGACATGCCATGCCGGCGACGGCATGTTCTGCTCGATCCCCATCACCGAGACCACACCGGAATTGTTATTCGGCCCCCACGTCAGCAGCGACGAATAGGTGCCGCGCCGCGCCGAAAAGACGTGGCCGAACAATTCCCGCATCCAGCCCCAGCGCCCGCTATCGCCGAACCCGTACTCGGTTTCGATCGCGACCAGCGACGTGCTGTCGGTGTACGGCATGGCGACATACTCAAAGCCCTCGTCGCCGAGCGCGATGATAGCAGCGGAAAGATCGGGCACGCCGGTCCCGCCCGTTAGCTTGCCATTGTTGCCGAGGGTAAAGCTGAGACCCGGCGGCATGCTCTCGGCCGCGATCGAGCCCGCATAGTTGATCCGGAAATCGATGTCGTTTCCGTCCGCGCCCTTGTGTTTCGCAGTCAGCGTCACCACCGCCGCAGCGTTGCTCGCGACAACCTCCATCGACGGATCGGCATTGATCGCCGCCACGATCGCCGCCGCAACGACCGTTGGCGTGTCATTGGCGCTGATCCCGACCGGCACGCGACGGCCGGCCACATAGACGTAGATGGTGCCCGCTTGCGTCGGCGGGTTCGAGACCGTGATGGTCGCCGCCGCCGCGACGCCGGTCGCCGGCTCGGGGATCGGCACCATCCAGACTTCCTGCGACGCGCTGTTCTTGAAGAAACTCTGGGCCATCGCATCGAGCATCGAACCAAGACCCGCAAGCTCCTGCGCCTCCGAGACGGAGCCGATCGGCACCGGGACATTCGGCTGCGCCGTACCACCGGCGAGCATGTAGCCGAACAGCAGCGCCGGCTGGCGCAGGGTCAGCGATCCCGCCTTGGAGGGGTCGACCTCGACCCAATAGAGCGGTTGTTTCCAGTTGGCCGGGATGCTTGCGAACGAGATGGGCATGGGGGTTGCTCCTTTGGTCTAGGGCGCGCCGCCGCGCGATTACTTCTTGTCGGTCTGCGGTGCCGCAGCGCTCGCCTTCGCGGTCTCGTCCTCGACCTCGATGTCCTTGTCGGCGATCCGGCGCAGCGTGAACTGATCCAGCGGCCACACATTGCGCGAGCCGGCGACCGGATGGTGGATCATGGTGTTCCCGATCATCTTGACCTTGACCATTTGAGCCATGAGCGTCGTTCCTTTCAGTTTTGCTCGATGTCGTATTGCTCGACGACTTGCTGCACGGCTCCGGGGTCCGTGTCCTTCTTCGGGTAGCGGGTCTCGACGTGGAAGGTGCGATAGTCGTCCGGCACGACCGGCGGCCAATAGGTCCGGAACGTCACCACCATTTCGATCTGGATTTCAGCGAGCGGGGTTTCGCCCATGATCGCGTACTGCGACCGGCGATCCATCTGCTCGATGCCCTCAAACATCCGAATGAATGTCGGGTCGGTCAGCAGGCGATCGTCGATGCCGGCCATCACGGTCTCAAGCGCCGCCAATTGCGACCCGTCATCGGCCGCGCTGACCGCGCCCGCGATCCCGAGATGGAGGCGGTGGAAAAAGCGCGGCTCGCCGGCATTCTCGTCGCCATCGGGCGAGCGGGTCTCGCGCAGGATGTAGACGCCCAGCAACGGAAGATCGCCCGGAGAGACTTGCCGCATCGGCGTTCGCTTGAACGTCTTGAACGCCGGCTCAAACGGTTTCGCTTGCAGCAGCGCCATCGCCTTGTCTGCAATCTCGATCGCGTAAGTGCTCACGGCGTTTCCTGCGGTGCGGTGTTGCGCAACAGGATTGTCGCGCCGCCCTGGCCGTCGGTGTCGACATCGCCCACCCAATACAGCCCATCGATGCCGTCGACCTTGATCCGATCGCCGATCTCGGGCGCGACCGGGAATTCAGCGAGGCGGATGCCAAGCGACGTTTCCTGATCGGAAAAGATCGTGCCGTCCTGCATCTGCACATCGACCGGCCGGGACGAGTAGACGCCGCGCCCGACATAGGGCGCGCCGTTCGGATTGTCGGCGCTGACCGTGCTCGCTTGGCTCACGCGCGGATAGAAGGTGCAGACCCGCGCGAATGCGTTCATACCCGGCGCGAGGACGAGCGAGGAAAAGTCCATTGCTCGCCCTCGATCCGTTAGGCGGTGCGCCGGCCTTGGATCAGCGCGGTCGGGCGGGTGCAGAGATTGAGGTTGTTGGTCTGCACGTCGAGATGCACGCCCTTGTTATTCTGCATCACGTATTGCCGCGCATAGCGCGCCTGCCCGAGCGTGTTGACGGTCTCCATGTAATCGGCCGGCGCGAAGTAGGTCCGGAACAGGCCCGGGACGCCGGTCGGATAGATGTGGCACTTATCGGGGTCGATGAACGCCTGCGCGCCGACCTGACCGCGATAGTTGGTCCACTGGATGCCGCCGAACGGGAACGAGCCGAAGGTTTGGCCGGCGGAGATGTACGCCTGCCGCAGTTCGGCCGCCGCCTGATAGTTCATATACGTGGCGCGCACTTCCTTGTGCATGATTAACGCATCGAAGAAGTTGTCGCCGCAGATGGCCTCCAAGCCGGTGAACGGGGTGCCGTCGAGCGCGGCGGCGGTGGTGCGGATCACGCCTGCACAAGTCTTGCGCAGGATGCCGTCCGCCGGATTGGGGTTCGACAGGTCGAACCCGAGTTCCGGCTGCTGCGCCACGCCGAACGTGGTGAACAGGTTGAGCGTCGAACCGTCTGCATAGGTGACCACGCCCTTGACCGCGCCGATCCGCGAATACTCGATGGTCGCCTCGTGCGACTGACCGTCGACCTGCATCCGCTCGCCGACGAGACGCATCACGCTATCTTCGCCGCTCTCCTGACCGAACGGGCGGATGTTCTGCACTTCCTCCGCCATCACCGCGTCGTTCACCTCAAAGTGCGGCACGTTGACGGACAGCATCGAGCGCTTGCCCTTATCCAGCGTGATGCCGGGACCACCGCGCGGGGTGGGCGGGACGAGCGACAGGACGTTGTTCTTGCTCTCGATCGCGATTGACGTGGTGGTCACACCGCTTTCCGAGAACAAGCCGGACGAGCCGAGATATCCGGGCACGAATTTCAGCTTGTTGATCGCGTCGGTCAGCGAGACGACGCTGAATGCATCGCTGTTGAAAACATCGAGCATCGGCATTGTCATTGTTCCTTTCAGACAAAAGGCCACGCATCCCCGACAGCAAGCCGCCGTGGTTGTTGAGGACAGTGGTGTGAGGGAGGGTGGGTTTTGCCCGCGCTTAGCGGACGATGATCAAGACGCCAGCGCCGCCGAGGGCAGCAATCGCAGCGGCTTTCTGCGCCGCAGTGATGCCGACCGGCCACGTCAGGATGTTGCCGTTGACCTCGGCCGCGCGGGTGATCGCGGCGATCTGCATGGTCTGGCCGGCGCCCGTGTTCGCGGGATAGATCGGCAGCGCTGCGGCGTTCTGCGAACCATCATTCGCCGCCGGATTGAGCGGAACGAACTGGCTGCTCGCGGTGATCTTGCCGAGCACCTGACCGGGGACAATCGACACGTTCTGCGCGATCGTGATGTTGTCGCGCGAAAGATCGCCGTTCGCCTCGTTCAAGATGAACTCGCCGGGATGACGGCCTTCGGTGACGGGATTGGGCATGCTGCTACTCCTTGGTTACTTCCGGACGCGAGCGTTGAGGTTGTCCGTGACGCGCCCCCACGCGGCGGTGATCCGCTCCCGGCCGCCTTGCGTGGGCGCCGCCCGGTGGTGTTGGATTTCGAGACGCTCGTCCTCGTTGGCGCGGGCCTCGATCAGCTTGGTCCGCACCGTCTCGACGCTCTCGTTCGCCCGGATGTAGCCGGCGGCGAGCCTCGGCATGCCGGCGAGCGAGCAAAGGTCGTTGATCTCGTTGACGTATGCGATCGTGCTCTCGCGACCCTCGCGGCGCGCGTCATCGATGTTGATAACCTGCGCGCTCGGCGGGTCGGTGCGATTGCTAGGAGCCGAGGGCCCGACAGGTTGCTCCACCCCCGGCTCCTTCTCGGTGCGAGCCGGAGGCGGCTCCGGCTCGACCGATTTCACGACGCCCTTGAACTGCTTCGCCGCATTCTCGGGCAGCAGCCGCAGCGAGAACTTCGCGGCCATCTTCACCGCGTCCTTGATCTCGTCGGCGAGGCCAAGCTCCTTGGCCTCCTTGGCGTCCATCAGGCGATCTTCGTTCATGATCGCCGCGATCTTCTTTTCATCCTGGCCTGATCGCTTGGCATAGGTCGCGACGATCGAGGTATCGAGGCGGCCGAGATCATCGGCCATCGCGCGCATGTCCTGCGCGTTGCCCATGGCAAAGCCGCTCGCGCCGTGGATCAGCAGGAACGCGTTCTCGGGCATGACGATCTTGTCGGCCGCCACCGCAATGATGGATGCGGCCGATGCGGCGATGCCGTCGATCGTGGCCGTGAACGTCGCCGGATGGTTCTTGATCTGGTTGTGGATCGCGATGCCGTCGAGGGCGTCGCCGCCGGGCGAGTTGATCCGCAGATTGACGGTCTCGACATCGCCCATCGCCTTCAACTCGTCGTCGAAGTTCTTGGCCGACATCGCGTCGTCATTCCAGAACGACTTGCCGATCTCGTCATAGATCAGGATTTCGCCGGCCTTATCGTCCAGCTTCCGCATCGAAAACCAACGGCGCATGATCGTTTCTCCTATGCTGCTGCCTCGGCGGCGGCGTTGTCATCGCCGCTCAAGTCCTGTTGCGCGTCCGCCTGCTCTTGAGGATCGACCCCGCTCGCATCTGCTGCGTTTGGATCGGTCGGTTGCGTCGAGGACGCGCCATGGATCGGGAAGTCGAGCCCGAGGCGCTTCTCGCGCTCGTGGTCAGCGGCGATCCGCTCGTCGGTCTCCTCGGGGTCGTAACCCTCGGCCTCGACGACATCGCTGCGCGACTTGAAGCCGCTGTCGACGGCAAGCTTCTCGGCCTGCCGGTCCTTGAGCGGATCGACCCACTCAAAGCGCGGCGCGATCCATTTCGCGCGCGTCAATTTCCGCTGCTGATCCGTAAACCCGGCGAGCGAGATCGTGCCGGCGAGCACGGCATCGGCCATCCAGCGCTGCCAAATCGGGCGGCACATCTGGAACACGATGACGTTGTGCTGCAATTGCTCAAGCCGGCGGCGATATTCGACGATCACACCGCGCAGCGACGAGTAGGAGGCGCGCCGCGTGTCGCCGGTGCCGAGCATGTAGGGCACGCCCATCGCCGAGAACGTCGCAAGCTGATTGCGATACTGGAACGCCTCATAGGCGCCGCCGACATCGGCCGGCTCGGAGAATTTGATGTCCTCGCCCGGCAGCAACGCCTGCATGGTGCCCGGTTCGAGCGGCGCGATGCCGACCGATCCGCTGTCGGAATTGTCCGCGTCGGTCGCGTCCGGAAGGATGTCCTCGGGCGTCGATGACGTGATGAACCCGGCAAACATCGCCGCAAGCTTTTTGCGATCAAGCTCCGCGTCGTCGTATTGGTCGAGGAAGTACAGCTTGACCAGCGCGGGCGTCACAAGCGGAACGCCCCGGACTTGGCCGGGGCGAGTAGCGCGGAAAATATGAAGCACCTGATTGGCCGGGACACGGACCTGTTCGGTCGTAAATCCCTCGGGCTCGATCGGGCTGTCGCCCGGGTGCTGGATGTAGAACCAATACGCGACGCGCCGACCAACGAGATCGAATTCGACCCCGTTCATGATGTAATTGCCGTTCGGCGCGAACCGATTGTCCCAATACGGCAGCATCTCGCTTTCAAGCACCTGCAATTGCAGTGGCGTCGAAAGTCCGTCCTCGGGCCGGCGCGGGCGGAAACGAATGAAGCATTCGCCGGCCTCGAACAGCGCCCTGGCGACGAGCGATTGCATTCCGTAGAAGTCGACGAGGCCGTCCGCGTCGCACTCGTCGGTCCAATCGAGGAACGCCTGCATCAATTCCTCGCGCTGACCGATATCCTCGATCAGCGACGACGGCTTGATACCGGCGCCCACCAGATTGCCGACGAAGTTCTCGACGGCGGCAACCGCGTGCGGATTGTTGCGCATCACGTCGCGGGCGCGGGCGCGCAATAGCTCGCCCTGCCACGACATGATGACGTTCGAGGTCGTGATCGACGGTTTCCACGGCGCCAGCCGGCGGCCATAGCGGGCCGCGTCAAAGCCGGTTTGCCGCACTGACGGCATCGTCGCGGTATCGGTGCCGATTGACGAGACCAGTTGATTGCGGATCGACTGCGCCTTGACGCGAACGCGCGGCTTGATCGCGGCGGCGGCGAGGGCCATCGCTTACAGACCCTTGTCCGGCGGCGTGACCACGCGGAACGTGCGCCGGGGCACGGTGCCGGTCAGGCTCGACGATGCATTCGCGAAAATCTCGCGCAACTCGGCGAGCGAGCGGAATTCCACCGACTTGTCGCCATAGGAAACACGCTGCGCGCCGGATGCCAGCGCGTTGATGACATCCTGCAACTGCTGCGGCGTATAGGTTGGGACGGCCATGGCCTCCTCCTCAAAGGTAGTTCGAGCGCACGATCCGGCGCGCAGCGCGCGGATATCGCGCGATAGCGACGGGCGCCGGCTGCGATGGCGCCGGGACGTGCTCTTTCTCCGGCGCCTCGTCGGCGCCGCTGGTTTCTTTCGGCGGCGGCGGTGCGACCCGCTGCATGTTCATGAGGTAGCTCGATGCGGCGGCCATCGCCTCGCAATCGAGGAAATGGTTATGTTTCGAGAGCGCCACCCACTCGGGCGTGCCGTTCGGCTTTTTCATCCGCGCCTCGGAGACGATCTGCCGGCAATAGTCGTCATCGACGCCGCGCGGGACATGCCACGCGCCGATCTGTTCGGCGGGCCAGCGCAAGCGCTCATGCACCCACGATTTCCAATGGTCGGTGTCGAGGCGGACGAGATCGAGACCGAATTTCGCGGCCTTGCCGCTGCGGTTGATCTCGATCTTGCTGATGATCAGCGGCACCCGCAGCGGGCGGCTCGAACCCTTGGTCGGCCGTACCCGTTTCGGGAAGCGCCGGCAGAACTCGTAAACGCGGTTGAGCGGCAGCGTGTCCTTCTTGCCGGGACGAAAGCCGCTGTCGACGAACGCGACATTGATCGGCATCCCATCGACCGGCTCGGAGATGAACTGCGCAAGTTCGTCCCAAATCTCGGGCTCGGCGGTATCGCCGCGCAGATATCCCCAATCGATCAGCCATGACGTGGCGCGCGGACCAAAGCCGCGAATGACATACGGCATCGACTGCTTTTGCACGTCGACCGCGATAGCCAGTCGCAGCACGCCGTCGGGCACTTCGCCGCGCTCATAGGTCGAGAGTCGCGACTTCTCCTTGATCTCCGCCCATTCCGGGACATCGCCGCCGCCGGGCGACCAGAGCTCGCCGAACCCAGCGTTGATCGATTGCTGGATTTCCGCCTGATCGCCCATCGCGACCGCTTCCAGATAAACCCGGATACGCTCGCCGAACGTGACGAAGGGCGACGCCAGACCCGAGACCCAAAAGCTGACCGCCATGGTATCCGGCGGATCGCCTGAGACGATGCCGGCCTTGTCTATGGTTTGGCCTGGCGCCACGTATCGGCCGCGTTCGTTCATCACCGCCTTTTGGCTGTCCTCGATGACGCCACCGCAATGCGGGCATTCGAGATACGTCTCGCGTGCAGCCACCATCGGCGTTGCAGTCGCCGGCCACCGCATCAGATTGAAGCGCGGGACGAAGTACGCCGCGCAATGCGGGCACGGCCAGCACCAGTGATAGCGGGTGCCTTGCTGCCAGAGTTGCCAAATCGGGCTCTCGATATCGTCCGACATGGCGACATCCCAAAAGACAAGACCGGATCGCCTGTCCTCGATCGCCTCGACGCGCCCGCGCGATGGGGTCGATGTCACCACGCAAACGAAGTCGGCATAGGTATCGCCGCGCCGCTCGACGAGACCGAGCGGGCCGCCCTGCTCGTTCACGTCGGCTTTCATTTCGTCGTATTCATCGACGAAGGCCAAGGCGGCGGGATCGGACTTCAAGGCCGCCGACGAGCCGGCATGAGCAAGACGGAACGGGACGCCCGCGACGGTCTTGCGCGTTTTCGTCATCCGTTTGCCGCGCGCGACCTTCGCGGTCAGCGACGGCGCCTCGTCGAGCAGCGCCATCACGCGCGGCTCGAACTGTTCGGTCAGGAATTGCTTGTTCGGGCCGACGTACAGGATCGGCCCCGGCCGCTGGTCGAGCCGTTGTCCGGCGCAATCGAGAACGGCATCGGTCTTTCCGGTCTGCGCGCCGAACATCAGGATCACGCGCCGGGCCGCGCCGCTGGCGATGACGCGCTCGGGCTCGATCACATAGGGCGTGAGCGTGGGATCACGCGGCCCCGGCACGCCCGCTGTCTGCGGATATATCCGGTTCTCGCTCGCCCATATGTCCGGCGGCATGGGGCGCGATGGCCTCGCGAGCAGCGCGAGCTTCTTCCACAGCGCGTCCCCTTTCAGCGGCAATATCTGCCACCCTTTCGAGGATGTCATTTACAGCGGTCTCGATTGTTTTCCGGAATTGCAAGTCGCGCGTGACGCGCGCCGGCAGGCCGGCGGTCTCGGCGCGAAACAATCCGATCATGTCCTCGACAATCGCCATCGCCTCGTCGGTCTCGATCAGGCGAGCCTCGCGGACGGCGTTGCGCAGTTCAATCTCGCGCGCTCGCGCCTCGCGCACGCGGCTGTCGGCCGCTGTCTTTTGCGCGCGCCGGTCGCTGTCATTGCGAAAGCGGATGTACCCTTGCACGACATCGACCAGATAGAACTGGTCGCGCCCCTGTTTCTCTATCCAGCCCTCTTTTGCCAGTTGCCTGACCCGCTCGGGCGAGACCATGAGCAAGCGCGCGGCAAGGGCCGATGTGATCAATCCGCCCCGGCCGGCGGCGCCGTGAACGGCGCCCGGGGGTGCGTTATTTCCGCCAGCCCGGCTAGAAGCCCCGGCCGACGTATCGGCCGCCAGTCCGGCCCCTACGGGCTTTCCCTGGCCCGCCGTAACGCCTTGATTTTCTGCCATTTTTCAGGCTTTCCAGTTGTGGAATTTCCTCGTCACCACCGGTAGTTGGCCTATATCTGGGCCAGACCTCCCGGGGTTTTGGCCCAATTCCGGGCCGGCCAATGGGGGCGAAAAAACGAAGGCGTATGTGGAAATGACGAAGCTAACCCCGGCCGATCTGGCCCACTTCACCGGCACCGCCCAGTGGTATCGCCACGGGCTCAACCGGCGCATGCTCTACACTGACGGCGTGCAGTATCTCGCCGAAAAGGGCGGCGCATATTGGCTGCTCGACAAGATCGCTTGCCTGCAACTCGAACCGAAGATTGGGGCCGAGGAATTTCAGGTCTGGCGATTGCACGTCATGGATGACCGCAGCGCGCGCCTCGTTTGCGATGACGGCAACGATAATGGCACCGCCATCTATTCCGAGGACATCGACTTCACCGATTTCCCTCTCGATCAAATAACGAGTTGGGTCGAGGGCAATGTCATCCTTCTGCCGAGCGAGCACTGATCATGAAATTCGTCGTAGGGGATCAGCCGATGACTTTCGACGCGATCGAGACCCGCGCGATCGAGGCGGTCCGTCGCGCGGATCACTTCACCGCATCGCTGTTTCTCGGGCGCGGCCAATACCGCGTCGAGAAGCGGCCCACCGTTCTCGCGGCGATGCAAGCCGCGCGCGAGATCGAGAGCGACCCCGCCGCCTATACCCGGCGCGCACTTGTTTACGCCATCGCCGCCGACGGTCACGCCACGCTGCTGACCGCCGCGCTAATCGCGAAACTGCTTTCCCTCAAATCGTAAGAATGTCTGACCAGTAGCCTCAATTTAGGCGACGGCGGAGCTTCTTGATGATTTTCCGCAGATCGTCTGCGTACTCCTCGATGACCCGGCGCGCCTCCTCCAAGCGCGACGGCTTGGGCTTCGGCGCTTCCTTGCCAGGGCAAGGGGCTTCTGGCGGTTTCATGTCCTGACGCTCGGCGAAAATCAAATGGGACCATTGAGCTAAATCAACGAACCATTGACCTCGTTCTGAGATGCAGACCGAAATGTTCGTGGGCTGGAGCGTGGCGGTCGCCGCTGCCGCGCCGCTGTGCCGAGGGGGCCCCGGCCATCGCCTGCTTGCCACGCGCAATTCCCCGATACATGCCGGCGCCGCGCCTCTCGATCTCCGCGTATGGGATTTCTTTGCAGGCGAGCCGCGCACGCGCGGCCGGATTGAGAAAATAGATATACCGCATTTGGTAGCCGTCGAGCGGTTCGCCCTGGCCCGACCATGAACCGCCGGTCTTGGCGAAATGCGCCGCGCGGTTCTTGCCCGTCACTTGCGTCATCTTGTGAGTGACCGATCCGTCCGGCAATCGCAGCAGGCTCTTGTTCACCTTGATCCCGGTCAGCACGAAGCCGGCCGCGCGATAGATCGTCCCATCGCCGCACTGGCAACCATCGGCGAATGAGATGATCCATTCTATGTGCGGATAGTGCTTGCGGATCATCCGCAGCGCGATCGAGAGCGCGCGGCTCTCGCTGTTGCGCGGCAACGCGTCCGAGAACGCCAGTCGGTTCAATTCGAGAAAGCCGTTCCATTGCGTCTCGCGCACCAGCCCGAGGATGTTCGACTTATCCATCGACGGGCCAAACGTCATAGCGCCTTCAAGGCGCCCGCCGATAAAGACGCCGAGGGCGAGGAAGGTGTTGTTGACGGTCTTATGGCTGTAGTGCAGCCGGATGATCAGCGCGTCCGCGTCTTTCTTCGCGATCGGCGCAACGCGGATTTCTTTAGCCTGTCCCATGGCTCGTCACTGAGTTCGTAGCGCATCATTCGCGGCCCCGGTCCGGGAGACACGGCGCCACCACCAACCACAACGGCCCGCCGTGGAGCCGCCAATGCTCTGAATTCACTTCAGCTTTTGAGGTATTGCGGATATTGCCGGACTTGCTGCTGGCTCGACCCGGTCGAGATTGACCCCGAGCTGACATAGGCCGGCTTGAAACGATATTCTGAGGCGGCGAGATACTATGGCGCGCCAGTTGCGGCTATGCTACGGTGCAACTCCGCCCGACGGCATAGTGGTTTGGACTGAGCAAAGTGAGGACTGTTATGGCCGACTTTACAGCACCGGAAGTGACTGCGGAGGAGTTCCACAAGAAGGGTCTAAGGCCTATACTTCTGTTAGCTCAACCTAAAACGTTCAAGGTATTAAAAGACCCACACGACCTTCAAAAATGGGAGGAAATGCTTGTTGAATGCCTGGGTCTGAAAGCGGGCTCTAAGAGTAAACTAAAGGATCTTCATACTGCGAGTAACACTAGCTGTGAAAGTAACAGTCCCACTAGCGACTGTGACGAGGATTGACGCAACAAATTGATGCGCCGCGTAGGCATAGTATCTTTGGACGTTGATTTACACGCACATGCGGTTGCCAAGTGCTTGCGTGAGCGGTTCAACTGTTCCGCTCACGTGTTTTGTGTAGACCAGGCCCATCGAGAAACAGTCGTCACTTGGGCGCAAGGACAAGGTCTTATCACGGACTACAATGGGGAAACTCTAGATTTAAGTTCGATCGACGTACTGTGGTGGCGGAGAGCTAATCAACCGCAGTCACCTAGTGACCTTCTGCAAGAAGAAGCGGTGCATGCGTTTGTTTCGGCAGAGTGGCGGTTTGCATTGTCAGGTCTTTGGGCGGCCTGCTTCCGGGGAGTTTGGGTTAATGACCCTCGGGCAGAAATGTGGGCGACAGGTAAGCAAGTGCAACTTGATGCCGCGGCAAAAGTTGGCTTTCGCGTGCCGAAAACGATAATCTCGAATGATCCAGACCAAGTCCGAAATTTTTCTCGATCTCTGGGGGGCCGCATAATCATTAAGAAGATTGCTGGGGCACCCGGGATGCAGTTAGCCACAGTCCCGATCGATATAAGCCAGTATGACGACGATTCTATTCGCCTCGCTCCGTCAGTATATCAAGAACTGATCTCTGCGAAAGCCCATTACAGAGTTGTAGCACTTGGTGATAAGCCAATTTTTATTGAAATCATCTCATCAGAACTTGATTGGCGAAGGGGTATAAGTGCGAGGCCAAAGGTAGTCAGAGTAGACGACGCTCTTATCGACCGAACCAAACGACTAATCAGAAATTTGGGACTAAAAATGGGTATCGCGGATTTTGTAATTGATCAAAACGGCGATGTTGTTTTCTTGGAGGTCAACGTCCAGGGACAATTTTTGTTTTTGGATGGCATTGGCGATATTGATACAACGACCGCTTGCGCGGAGTTTCTTGCGTCCGTCTCCGAGCCAATTCAATAGCGGTGCCCAACCAACAACCGCTACCGTACTTGCATTCGCCGGGACATCTTGGGACATTTGGGATATCGGCATCCGTCGTCATCGGGCTCCAAACCTCGATGCCGGTGGAGCGAAGCTCAGCAGATTGCCAGCCTAGCGCTCGCGAAGAGCTTGCCGACGGTCTACGGATATCGTGAGAATGTCTTACCAAGGCGCTGCGCATGGACTGTCCCACCGCTGATTCTTCGTGCGCCGACGAGGTGATCGAATAGGATTATCGTTGTTGCGCTGCATGAGTCCGATACTGGCCCATCGCGCCATTTCGTTGCATCGCGGTATTTGGTCAGTATCCGGGATAGAATAAGCCGCATAACCAATCTCGATTTATGAAACGCGCCCTAGATATTCGGCGCAGATCGCTGCGAGCGCATTGCCTTGCGGCGAGCGATTGGGATTATCCGGGTCGCGCGGCTTGGTTGCCCTGGCAATGGCGCGCTCGACGATCCCGAATTGCTCGCCGTGCAGGATGAACGTCATGTCTCGGAACGGCGACCGATCGCCGTCCGGCAACTCGGGCATCTGCTCTAACTCGCCGACCCCGACCGACAGCTTTGATAGCTCGTCCTCGGTTATGCCGGTCAGCGCGATCTCGAAACCGCCCTCGATGAGGTCGGACAATTCGAGCCGCAGCATGTCGTTATCCCAATCGCTAGCATCTGTCAGGCGATTATCGGCGATGACATAGGCGCGCTTTTGCTGATCGGTCCAACCGCGCGCGACGATGACCGGGACCTCGGTAAATCCTAACAGCTTGCCGGCGGCCAATCGCCCGTGACCGGCCAGCACCATGCCGTCATCGGCCGCGAGGATTGGCATCGTCCATCCCCATTGGCGGATCGACGCCGCGATTTGCTCGATTTGCTCGGGCGAATGCCGGCGCGAATTGCGCTCATAGGGCCGCAATCGATCGACCGGCCATGTTTCAACCGCCGGTTTCCTTGCTAGTGCATCCATGCTTTACCGCCTGTAGGGCCTTTTTTGTCCCGGGAAATCGTTGTTTTGAGCGGAACCAAAGGCCGAAAACGGCCGCGCCAAATACGCAAAAGGCGCGCGGTCCCGCGTACCCGCGCACTCTCGGCAGGCCCCAAAGTACCTTTGCCCCACCATGCCCTAGCGCGGGCCACTGGTGGCTCGGCGCTCAATCCCGCATCTCGTAGCGCCAGCCGCGTCGCTCGGCACAGTCGAGCACCCGCATGCGATCCCAGCCCATCATATAGCTGAGGATCGGCGCTGCCCTCATGACCCGGAGCGATGTGGCATTGATGACGACCGCTGCGTTGAAATGCGGTGCATCGATGATGATCATCGGTTGCTCCGCTGCTGGTTCGCTGTCGCTCCCATGGCGCACCCCCACTCTTACGGTATGCGGCGCTGCTGCTCGGCGGCCTGCGTCTGGGCGCCTGCGAGCCGCCGCTCGATGTCATCGAGGCGACGCTGCATAGTCGTCAATGCATCGCGCGGATTGTACAAATCCGAGTAGGCCTTCTTGAGCTCGTCAATCTGGCGCTGCTCGTCAGCCATGCGGCCATCATTGCCGCGCCACTTTTCCTCGTGCTCACCGCGCGGGACGATCATCTTGGTGATCTCGTCGAGCCGCGTCTGATTGCGCTTGATCGCATCGTCGATCGTGCGCCATTTTTCCTCGTGCTCGCCGCGCGGCACACTCGATTTGGTTAGATCGGCGACGGCATCGGAGTTTCGCTTGCTGCGGTCCTCGGATTGGCGCTGCCAGTCATCCCGGCGCTGCCCGGTCGCGGTCAGGCGGACATCCAAATCCTTCTGAGTGACGCTGGTCTCGACCATCTTCTCGATGACGCGCTGTTGCCGATCGAGCCCCTCCTTGACCGGATACCAGACCAAGCCGCCGATGATGGTGAGAAACGAGAGCATGACGCCCAGCGCCGGCCACGGGATTTTCGCCCGCTCGTCCAGCTTGGTCGACAGGTTCGAGATTTGCTGCGACAGACCATTGATCTGCGAAGCAGTCGCGCTCGATAAATCCTTGATGCCGGCTTCGAGGTTTTGCACCCGCTGCTCGATCGCAGCAGGCTCGAACCGGAACGGCGAGGATGCATTTGCCACGGTACTCTCCCGCAACCGCTACCTCTCAAGCGACAGCAACGTAAGTGTTCGCATTGACGCCAGTTTCGACCTGTGCGTTGGCGACAAGCCGGGTGTTCGCGGTGGCGCCGAGATAGCTTTGCGCACGAGCGGAATTGCCCGCCGTGCAGCCATAGGCCGCAACCTGCGCCGCGACGGTCGCCGTTGCCGTCGCGGTGATGATCAGCCGATACCAGCCATTGCCCGCATTGACGATCGAGGCGGTTGCGCCCGATCCGATCGTTTGCACGAGACCGTTTTGGATATCGAAGTTTGCATAGGCCAGAGCGCCAAACGCGGCGCTGCCGAACAGCAATTGGAAGAACTGCGCGGTCTCATATTTCGCATAGAGCGAGAACGTGTAGCTCGATCCAGAGACGAAATTGATGTTGGTCGATGCCGCGCTGTGAGTATTGGTCGCCGCCAACTCGCTGAGACGATCGGCAGTCAATGCATTGTTGACGGGATCGTTGGCGACGTTTGGCGTTTGCGAGAACGAATTCAGCGTCCACGAACCGAACGCATCCGAATGCTGCACCAGATTGGTCGGCAACGTCGATGCCGGCGCCGATGTCACGGAACTCGATCCTTGGGCATTCGTCGCCGTCACCCGCACGGTGATTGATGCGCCGACATCGCTAGCGAGCACCGTATACGACGAGCTTGTCGCACCAGCGATATCGACGCCGCTCTTCGCCCACTGATACGTGTACGCAATCGGCAAGTCGCCGGCCCACGTGCCGAGCGCCGCCTGCAAGACGTTGCCGGCGGTCCCGCTCGATCCAGAGACGGTCGGGGCCGAGGTGTTGCCGGGCACCACGCTCGCAGCGGCATAGGCGCGCGAGGCGGCATTGACCCGCGTCGTGTAACCGATGTCGGTCGCCGCCGGGTTGGTGCTGAAATCGAAATTATGATACGCGCCGCTCAACCAGAGCACGGAATACTTGGCACTGCGGGCGACGGGGACAACCGGGCGCACATTCTCGTTCGCCAGGGCGCTGACCCGCTGCCGGCTCCATGTCGCGCCACCATCCGTGGTCTGGTAGCGATACATCTGCGAGTTGGCCGAGTTGCCAAGCGAGATATACAGCACGCCTTCTTCCGTGGTGTCGAAGAACGCGCCCGGGCTGTAGTAGCCCTCGGATATACCTTGGCCGTCAGTGATCTGCGTCGATCGCGTATCCGGCACGCCCATGCCTTGACCGGCATCAACCTCGCCTTTGGACCACGATGCGCCATTCCATCGCGCATAGTAGCAGCGGTGATCGCTGGTGGAGATGAACCGCCAAAAGACCGCCTCGATGTTCCCCGATGTGCGGCGCTGGATATGGTGGCACCACATATCGCCGAAATTGTCCGGCGCGCCGCTGGTCGCAACCGCAGTAAATGCGGTGAAGCCGATCATAGCCGACCCATCGCCAAGCGCCGTACCATCCGAGGTGCGCCATTGGCCGCCTAGGTAATACCCATGCCGCACGTCGGTCTTGGTGCTGGCTTGCGGCCCGACCGCATCGGTCATCAACAGGTCGATCCGGTCGACGTTGTTCGACGTGACCTTGTGATAGATGCCTTGCGTGCCGGTGCTGATCGCGAGTTGCCGTTCCGCCGCCCATGTCGGCACCGCGCCGAGTGCGCCGCCATCGACCGTCGCTGGGGCCACCGTCCCGATGTCCGCGCTGGTGATGTACGCCAGCGGACCGCCGGTCGTGCCGTTGCGGTAGAACAGATACAGCTTGCCGCCCTCGCCCGAGAGCATCACTGGCGATGGATAGGTGGGCGCGGCAGCGCCATTGCCGAGATTGTATTCCTGCGACCAGCCGCCGGCCATCGTGTATGGCTGCACTGAAATCCGGAAATTGATCGGCCCGCCGGTGCGATGCGGGCAATAGAAGGTGATCAGGCGGCCATCGGGCCGGATCAGCGGTGCGGTCGGATAATCGTGGTCGTCAGTCCAAATGCTCGCGACAGTGCTGGTCGCCATGACCTTGTTGGTCACGGTGTCGCTGGCTTCGTCGACCTCATAGAGCGTGGCGCGGCCGGTCGCCACCGAATTGTCGTTGGAGCCGTTGGTGCCGAACCAGAGCTTGCCAACATACGACGCCGCGCGCGGCTCATGAAACCAGCACCATGCATCGGCGCCCGGCGATGCGAGCGATAGCGCTGCGGGCGCCATGATGACCGGCGGCGCGATGATGACCGACGAGCGACCGCCTCGGCCCCCGAGCCGCACCAGCCCCCTGCGCGCGACGCCGAGCCGCCTCATGCCAGCTTCCAGCCGACCTTATCGCCGGCATCGACGAAGATATCCTCGGGGCGGCCCCATGCCGGATCGTAGTAGCGCAGCGGCCCGTTGGTGGTGTCAGGGGTTGGGCCGATCGCGTAGAAGATTGCGGCAGAGGCGCAGATGGAGCACAGCGCCTTGTCGTTATTCCGACTGCTCGGCGCTGAGATGGTGCTCGTCCCGGCCGCCGCCATCGTCTGCGATGCGACCGGCTTGTATGGCAGGATCGTGTCCGCTGTGCCATCGCCAAAGCCGCCGGCAAATGCTCCGAACGTGATGTGAACGCCTGCGAGCGCCATCGCTGCCTCCTGATGCCAATGTCTGGGTGGTTGAAGCGCGCGGCCCTAGATGACCCGGCTTCGCTCCCGATCGAATTCGGAAAGCTCGACGCGCAGCGCTTGGTCGCGATAGCCGAGCGAGATCAATCCCATTTGCGCGTCATGCGGGGAGATCACGCCGCATCGATACTGCAAACGGAGTGCGTCGTAGTACTCGCGCCATCGCGCGAGGTGCGCGGGATCGAGACGATTGACGGCCCGATCCCGCGCGATGCTCGGAAAGGCCGCGCTCATTGCGCGGCGGTGCCGCCGCCCGACTGATCGGTCGATCCGGTGCCGCTGTCACTCGAGCCCGTCGCAGGCGGCGGAGCCGACGGCGTAGGCGTGCCGGCAGTGACCGCAGCCGCAACGGTAGAGGCGTTCGAGGTATCGAGGTTCTTGATCGAGAGCAGCGTATCCGACAGCAATTGCAAATCGGCCTGGCTGGCGCCGCCGGCCGCGACGAGATCATCGACTTGCTTTTTCAGCGCATCGATCGTCGCGTTCTGGTCATCGACCACTTTCTTGACCGCGTTCGCGACATCGGTTTCGGCCTGCACCTGTTGCAGGGTCGCGGTTGCCTGATCCTGTAAGTCCTTGACGCTAACCATGATGATCCTCTCCGATTTGATCACAATCCTTGTGAGCGCGGCGATGCGGTCATTGATGTCGGCAAGGTGCGCCACGATCAGCCTGCCGAAAGGGTCATCCACGATGACGTGGTGATAGACGTGCATTTCCATTGCGCGCTCCTATCGAGGGCGTCGCGTTGCCATCGCGATCGCGACGTTCTTCGGCAGACTGTCGAGCATCGCCTGCCGCATGGTGTTCGTGAAATCTTGATAGAACAGCACGTCGCGCTTGATCGGCACGGCCGGATCGAGCGTGTACATCATCTTGCCTTGAGCGAAGAGGAAGCGCCCGTGCCGGGCCGCCTTGTCCGCGAGAGCACGCGGCGTTTGGCTGCGCGAGACCGCCCCACGCCCGGTCCGCCGCACATTGGCCGACGACGGGATCGCGATGTTCTGGCCTTGCGCGCGCCGCGTTCCACCCTTCGCGTGGAGAAACAGGTTGCCGCGCCCGAGCTTGTCGTAAATCTCGACCGCCGGATCCGACTTCGTCGCCCGCGCACCCTTGGTGGTCAGCGCGGCGCCGATGAACGATCGGTTCTTCACTGCAACTGATCGTGTCCAAGTCCCCTCGATCAGAAACGAGCGCGTTTTTTCCGCAGCATCGTTGAGCGAGCGCGCGAAGATGTACGGCAGTTGATCCTCGACCGCGCCAAGCTCGATTGCCTGGCCGGTGAAGTCCGCGGTGTCAAACTGGACTGAGATCATCACGCAAAAAGACCGACCTCGCCGCCGAGATCGGTTTGAAAAGTTTCGGGTGAAGCGTCACCGATGGACGTAGCTCTGCCATCGGGCGTGCGCGCGTAGAAAACCCACCAAAATTCGGTCCGTCAACGTAAATTTTGTCGGGGCGGTTTGCGTAAATCAGGAAAGATGGCCGGGAGTAAATCAGCGCCAACATCGAGAATGTCCAATGTAATGAGTCGCTTAGTGACTTCTCGGCGCAGCCGCGCGAGCGCCTCGGCGTAGCTCATGACGCGACCGACCTTTTTCGCCTCGATCCGCCAATCTCGATAGGCCGTATTGAACCACGCCAGTTCCCCACGCCCGTTTGCTTCGCTGATCATCTGCTCGACGCGCCGCACTGCCGACCGCACGCGCGCCATCGCCGCGTCGTGGTTTGTGAGATTGAGTTTCCAACTGTCGGCAATTTGCTCGATTTGCCTGCGGGCGGTTTCGGCACGCACAGCGAGCCGGCCATCGAGATCGTGCGGAAGCACTCCGTTGACCTCGTTCGCTATCGCCTCGGCCGTGTCGCGATCCTTGACCCAGAACGCGCATGCAATTTTCGACCACGGCCAGCGCTCGCGCATCGCCTCATAGGTTTTATCGAGATCGCGCGAGGCACCTACGATGCACGGCTCACCTCGCGGGATCGTGCCGACATAGATCGCGGCCACGCCGAACACGATCAGATACTCCCGATCAGCTCCGCGAGGGATTTCACATTCCATCAGAACACCGGGACCATTTCGGCGCGCAGGCCCGCCGCGATGACATCGCACCCGCGATCATGGTTCGCGCGCCACGTATCGGCATAGCCTCCGCGCTTAACTGCGACCCACCCCGCGTCCCGCTCTAACGAGTGCGCCATGGCGACCGCATTCACCGCGCGCATGAGGTGGCGCGCACCGTTGAGATACCGCGCCGGCCAGACGATCGCCGCCTCCATCCGTGTCACGTCGCTGTAGGACGGCATGATGCGCGTCCGGTTCTGCATGCGCTGCGTTTTCTCAAGTTCGCCTTGCTCCTGTTGCGCGAGCAAGTCCTCGAACTCGTAACTGTAGGCCGGCCATGATCCGCCATAGCCGGCGACCGCCTGCATCGGCAGCATCCGCAGCGTGCGCATGGCCTCGGACAGTCGCTTGCCGACATGTGGCCCATCCCAGATCGTCGGCGGAATATCCTCCATCACGGCATCTTCAAGCGGATTGAATTTGAGCGGTTCGCGCCGCACGACGGGCATGTCACTCATTCGGGACACTCCATTTGCGTCTGCGCATCGAGTGGAACGAAGCGCTGGGACGATCGATCCAGCTTCATTTTGATCGTCCCCTTTTCGCCGGTGCCCTCAAAGCGGACCTTGTTGATCATGATCGCCGCTTGATCGGTTTCGGGCTCGCGCCAGATGACGACGCCGTGGTCGCATTTGTTGAACCAGTGCGCGGCGCCGTCGATGTCGTAGAGCGACGGCGGGCGTAGCCTGCCATGCTCCCAGACATCCTTCGTCGGATGCGCGAGCACGATCACCGCCACGCCGTATTGCCGACCGAACCGCTTCAAGGCGCGGATCGCGCGGCCGATATATTCCGGCATTGTCTCGTCCCGGCGACGCGCGTGCTCGACCTCATTCCATGGATCGATCACCAACATGCGGATGCCGTAGCGCAGCACCGCATCGCGCGCTTTCTCAATGATCCATTCGAGCGTGATGTCGTCCTCGTACTCGTCGTTCGGATCGTTGTCGATGAACACAAAGCTGTTCTCGATCCGGGCGTCGGCATCGGGCGTGCCGATGATCCGGCGCAGCTTGTCGCGCAGATAGGGTACGGTCGGCATCTCGGGTGAGAAGATCGCCGACCGCCAGCCGTAGTCTCGCGCGACATTCCAGAGCACATTGGCGAGCCACGTCGATTTGCCGTGGCTCGGCACGCCGGTCACGATCATGAATTCGCCGGCAAACATCTTCATCCAGCCGTTGCCGTTCACGACGCCATCGAACAGTGGCCATCCGATCGAGACCGGCTCGACCTCCGGCAGCGATGGATACTCGGAAAGCCGGTAGAGCCCTCGTACCGGATAGGGCTTCGCGTCGCGCAGCGCCTCATGAACGGCGTCGCGGCCATACTTGCGCAGCACGTCGTTCAAGTCCTTGCAGCCGTCGGGATAGGCGACGAACTTGCACCGCACGGCACCGAGCCGGCGCACCATCTCGGCCGCCAAACGCTGCCCCGGCCCATCGTTGTCGACCGCGAGAGTGAACCATTTGATCCGCTTCAATCGATCGCGGTTGAGCCATAGAAATTCGAACTTGCCGGTGTGCTCGGTTTCGGGATCGAGCGGCGCCATGCGACCATCCTTCGGCACCGGTGGCGCGCCATCGGGCACCGAGACGGTGAGCGGCCACCCGCAATCGATCGCCACCATCGCATCCTCGAACCCCTCGGCGATCACCAGCGATTGAGTACCCGCCTCAAGTTGCGGATCGTCGAGCACATCGACGTTCCAGAACGTTCGCTTGCCACCCTTGTGATGCCAGAAGAACTTCTCGCCTTCGCGCTCGGCGCGATATTTTTCGTTGACGATTTTCCCATGCTCTAAGAACGGGTAGACGATGACGTTGCCGCGCACTTGCGGCACCACGCGCCGCTCACCCTGCTTAACGACGACTGCCCCCGTATAGATTTCGAACCTTGCTGCCGTCTCTGGCGATATCCCCCTTCGTTCGAAATACTCGGCGTGATAGGGCGCGAGAGTGTTCATAGCTGTAGCTCCCGTGGAATTCGTCGCAATGGAAGCAGCGGAAGAAAAATCCGTCGCTCTCGGATCGGATTGACAGACATCGATTGAATTTCTTGCGGCGCGTATGCGAGCACGCCGGGCATCGGAACGCCTTGCTGCCGGTGAAGGATCGCGGATCGGCACCGACGCTCGCCAGCATCCGCAGAACCTCGTCGAGGGAATAGCGCTGCGTCATACCCGCACCCTCGGTGTTTGATCCTCGATCGCGTTGCCCCGGATAATCGCGCCGATGTACTCGCGCGGGTTCTGCTTAGTCGAAGCCTGCTCGATCGCCGCGCGGGCGAGAGCGACATTGCGGCCTTTGGCTTTCAGCACTTGTGCGGTGAGCGATCCACCAGCGCGCTCGCCGAAGATTTCCTTTCCACGCCGGAACAGGTCCGTCTCCGGATCGGCGGTCGCTGGTTTTGCCCGGGCCGTCTCCGCTTGCCCGAGATCAAGTTCCCCACGGCGCGCACCGTTAGGTGCGGCATCTTCTTTCTTCTTTTCTTTCTTCTCTTCTCTCCTCTCCTCTCCTCTACTCTCCTCTCTATGGTGTTGATGTTCGAACAGTGGGCTTGATGCCAAGCTGTTAGAATTCAATGCGTTATCCGGCTGACCGACTGCAGACCTCTGCTCAACCTCACTCTGACCTCGGCCGGACCTCTTCCTGACCCCGCGACTACCCCTCCCCCCTCGGGCCGAGGTTGAGCGGAGGTCGGCGACACGTTGAAGCTCGGTCTCGGCGCGGTCGTTGGTCAGTCGGCCGTCGATGATCCGCAGCTTGCCGGAGTCGAGCAGCGCCTTGAGGTTCCGGCGGAAGGTAAGCACATGCTGATTGCAGCGGCCGGCGATCCCCTGCTCGTGCACCCCGATCGGCCCCTCGTGCAAATAGATCAACTGGCACACGACGTGGTAGACGCGATACGGCCCGTCATCGAGGCCCTCGGTGCCGTCCATCCAACGCGGTATGTCGTGCTTGAACCACTCAACCATCACGCGCTCCCGTTCGCTGCAAACAGGGCGTTGAAGAACCCGGGCGCCGTCATGCGATCCTCCGACGGAATAGCGGCGAAGTCTGCACCGCCAGATCGGGATTGAGGATTGCCGCCTGATAGTGCCAGAGCGCGAGCGCGTCGGCAGCGTTGTCGTCGGTCGGCCTCCAGCCCAAGCGATAGCAGGCCTCGGCTGTCAGCGACTTGGCCTCCTTCCGCTTGTGCCGGTTCGAGCCGATGAAGTGATTGCGGACATCGGAGACGCGCGCCTCCCGCACGTCATAGCCGCGCGCATGCGTCAGTTCCTCGACGATCGCGCAAAGCCCGATCAGGACGCGGATGATCTCCGCGCTCGTCCGCCCAGCCATGTGCTGCGGCACCATCGGTGCCTCGAACACCACCAGCTTCACGTCGTTCTCAGTGGCGAGGAAATCGTTCAGCCATTGCCGGCAACCGGCAAAAACCGCGCCCATGGCTGCGCCCTCGCGCGCGAAACGCACCGAGCCGGAGCGCGGCTTCTCGTCGGCGGGATAGCCGACCGCCCAGCCGGTCTTTGAGGCGAGATCGAGCGCGAGGATGCGGGGATTGTGTGGCATGGCCGCACCTCAATGAGCGGTTGCGCCAGCCTCACCTATCGCATTCATCGCCGCCGCTCGCCACAACGGCAAGTCCTTCACGCCCTCGGCGGTCGCGAGCATCGAGAGGATTTGCTGTTGATCCTGCTCAAGCTCCTCATAGATTTCCTTGTTCTTGTTTTCGTTCTTCCTGATCTTCACAAGCGCACGCAATTCCTTCGTCGGGATGCCGCGCGCCTTCGCCTCCTTGAGCACGTTATTGATGCTTTCGCGGATGTTGCGGCAGCGGGCCATCGATGAACCGCGCTCGCTCGCTAGATCGGCCTCATAGCCGTCGATCTTGCCGAGCACTTCCTGCACGACCTCGGCATCAAAATCATTCGTTTGCTGGGCTGCTTGCTTCGCCATGAGTTTCCCTTTTGGTTGACGGGGCCTCGGCGAATTGGGATCGATCGCCGGGCCGCGCGTGGGCGACCCATCACGACCTCCTCGAGACGTAGCAAACGGTGATGAATTGACGCTTGTGCCTGGCGCACCATGACGAGCCGGGCACCTTGCGCGCACCGCAGAACATCGCGAGCCCGTTGGGATCGCGCTGGTCGAGCGGTGCCCGGCACTGATGATCCTTCACGTCAAGGATCGAGACCGGCTTGGCGACCGCATCGGCGACAAATTCCGGGATCGCGCGCCGCGGCGTCTGCCTCGGTGGGGCCTTCGTCAAGATTGGCTTGCTTTCTCGCCGCAGCTTCAAGCGACTGATCTTGCCGCAGACCGCGCTGCGGGTTTTGTTGATCGCATCGGCGATCACAGATGCCGACGCGCCGGCACCGAACATTTTGCGCAGTGTGGTCTCGGCTGTTGGAGACCATTCGTTTTGTTGAGCCATCACACGCGGCCTTTTGCTCGCGAAGCAGACAGCTATCCGGAATAGGAAATGATCGGCGGGCACGTCATCTGAAAACCGCAGGCTTTGCCCACCAATTTCGTAAATGGCATTTTTGCGGCGCGCGCCGATGGCGCTGCGTAAATCATGGAGGCGCATGCATCTAAAACTGAGCAGCGCAAATGCACGCGCTACCCAAAGTCGCAAGTTTCACTCTGCCCGCTTTTTTTATGAAGCTATGTTGACATCACGCGCGAAGCGGAATGAGAATTTACGCGCGTAGTTCGGGCATCCAACAAGAGAAGATCGCGCTCGACACGAGGAAGCGTCACCAGCCCGCCACGGCAGCGGGCGGCGCCTACAACAACAAAACGACCCGGTATCACCCTTTGCGAGGCGGCGGCTTCGCAGAGCGCGGGAGAGCTATGGAACATTGCGGGCGAGAATGAGCGCGGCGAATGGCAATGCAATCTATCCCTTGGGACGGCAAACCGATCACTCGGCCGGGTCTGTATCGCAACATCCCATTAGCGGATTACCATCGGCACGACTTGTGCGATGCGGTCAGCGTCTCCTCGACGATGTTCCGCAACATCATTCGCCGCTCGCCCGCGCACGCCTTCACCAACTCGTCGCTCAATCCCAAGCGCGGCAAGGAGCCGCAGTCTGAGGCGATGGCGCTCGGCCGCTTCGTCCATAAGGCGGTAGCCGGTGAGCCGTTCGACGATGATTGCGTGCTCTGCCCGCCCGAGGTCGGCGGCAAGCCCTACAACATGCGCTTGAAGGTTTGGCAGGATTGGAAAGCCGAGCAGGAAGCCGCCGGCAAATGCGTCATCACGCCGTCGATGGCCGAGCGCGCGAAGGGCATGATCCTTGCGCTGGGCAAGTTCCCGTTGGTGCAGCAGGGCATGCTCGGCGGATCGCCCGAGCGCTCGCTGATCTGGAAGGACAAGCGCGGGTTCTGGAAGAAGGCGCGGCCTGACGAGATACCGAACGACAGTGGCGATTTCGTCGACCTCAAGTCGACCAACTCGGTTCTCTACCGCGACACGCAACATTCGATCATCGAATACGGCTACGTCCAGCAAGCGGCGCTGGTCGTCGAGGGCGCGCGCGCGCTCGTCATGACCGCCAGCTCCTTCACGCTGCTCTGGGTCGAGAGCGAGAAGCCGCATTGCGTTCGCGCTCAAACGCTCAAGGACGACGATCTCGCACGCGGCCATGGCCTCAACGAGTTGGCCGCCGAGACCTTCTGGCAGTGCTACCAGAGCGGCGAATGGCCCGGCCCCGGCGATGATCGCGCCGACGCCGAGTACGTCGATCTGCCGGACTGGTGGCGCAAATCGGTCGATGACCGGATCAAATACCAATTGCGGGAGACGGCGTGATGTCAGAGCTACAGACCGACAGCACCGTCCGCTCGCAAGATGCGCCGCCGCCCCAACAGCCGGCCGGCCCCGAGCGCGTGACGCGCCGCGATCTAGTTGAGGGTAACGCGGAGAAAGTCGTCAACGACCGCACCGAGGGTGTCGTGCTGTTCAAGGGCGGCGGCGTCGACTATGCGAACCTTCGCGATATGGTCGACGCGGCGAAGCTGCTGGCCGCATCCGGCCCGTATCTGCCGCCTTTCATGCAAGGCAATGTCGGCGCCTGCTTCGCCAATTGCATGCGCGCGCAGGAACTTGGCGTCTCGCCGCTCGCCCTGGCGAAATGGACCTATGTCATCGAGCAATGGATCGGTGGTCAGAAGGTCGAGCAAATCGCTTACGAGAGCCAGATGTTTCACGCGATTGTCGAGGCCCGCGCCCCGATCACGACGCGGCTGCAAGTCGCCTATGAAGGCGAAGGCCCAAAGCGACGATGCCGAGTCTGGGCGACATTTCGGGGCGAAACCGAGCCACGCTACTTCCCACCGCTCGATGCCGACGCGGATCAATTCACGCTGGGCAAACTGCACCCCGGACACAACGACAAGGGCAAGGTGAGGGGCTCGCCGCTCTGGGACAAGAAGCCGGACTTGCAACTGTTCTACAATATGTCCCGCGATTGGGCGCGCATGCATTGCCCCGATGTCATCTCGGGCATGTATGGCCGCGATGAGATGGAGGACGCCGGCTTTACGGTCGCCTCCGATCACGCAAAGGACGTTTCCCCCGGGCTAACCGCGCGGCTGCGCGGGTCTTCCTCAGCGCTTGGGCAGGCTGCGATCGACGCGATCGATCAGGCGGCCGCAGCGAAGAAATCGAAGCCGGAAAGCAAAGAACCTTCCGCCGATTCCTCCGGGTCCGACTTCCCCGGCAATCGGCCAATGGACAGCGACAATTGATGGGAATGCTCGAAATGGGAATGCGACAAGTGCCGGACGATCTGTTCTTCACTCTTGCGGCAATGAAGCATGGCGGCACCTCGCGGATGTCGGCGCGCGCGGTTGTTGACGTGCCACGCTACATCGAGATGGCGCGGGAATTTCACCGCATCTGCGCGGCGCGTCCCTTTCTCAATCATTGCATTGTTGCGCGCGATGTCGGCGCCCGGGCCTTCGAGATCAGCATCGACCAGTTGCTCGCACGCAGCCGCGAGGGCGATCAGACCGAAACGCGCCAGAAGATCATGGCATTCGCCTGTGTCGTGACCGGCGCGTCCTTCCGACAGGTCGGCGCCACGTTCGAGCGCGACCATTCGGCCGTTTCCTACGCCTGCGACAAGTATGCGGACTACATCCGTACGGCCATCGAGAGGGCGTAGCCGATGCGCAAGATGGTCCGGGACATCATCGGCGAAATCCGCGAGGCCGGCGGCTCCGACGTGCGGGTCTCCGAAGGCGGCAATCACACCCGGGTCCACTTTATGACGCCGCGCGGATCACCTGCTTGCATGCTTATCCATCGCGGCACCAACGTCAGCAAACGCCATGCGGGCATGTTGCGATCCCAAATGCGGCGGAAGATGCGCGACGCCGTCGATTCCGTCGAAAGGAACCTCCATGGCTTTGACAGCGAGGCAAGTGCTCGATGAGGCAATGCGCGGCCAAGGCGCGCTCGGTAAGGCGGCACCGGACGAGCCGGTATTCGTTCTGCGCGCGCAGAATATCCATGCCGCCGACCTCGTTGAGAAATGGGCGATCTGGTGCTCGGCCGGTGATACGCCCGGCGACAAGGTGACCGAGGCGCGCGCGATCGCTGGCATGATGCGGGATTGGCCCGATCGCAAGCGCCCCGATTGAGGAGGCCCGACCATGCGAACCGTTCAATGCAGAGGCGGCTATTCGCCGAATGACGACGGCAGCTTTACCGTGGTGATTGAGGTCGAGGGGGTTTCGCATCAGGAGGCAATCGACATCATCGAGGCGAGCCGCGAGCCGTTGCGCTCGGCCGTCATCGAGATCACCAGCAAGGGCGGCCCGTTCCGCGTCGAGACAAAGCAGTGA